TATCAGGCAAAGGGTACTGATCGTTCGATTCAGTTTATTTTCAATACTTTGATTTCCGATGAGAAACCAAAGGTTCTAAGACCAAAGGAAAACACTCTCAAAGCGTCTGATTCTGATTGGGCAACATCATATGCTCTAAGAGTTCTTGTCTTGGAAGGAAATGCCGAGGATCTTATCGGTGAGACAATTATTCAAAATCTAGATCCCTTGGATAGCAGCATTGGGTATGCTTCTGCTGTTGTGGACAATATATTTGGTGCTGGATCTGTTGATGGTCGTCCTCTGTATGAGATTACTATTGACACAGCAACACTTAATAATGAGTTTGATGTTGCATCCAAAACTTCATTGACTTCAGCAATGAATTTGGGATTGGATGTTGGTGATAGAATTAATGTCTTTTCTACCGAAGGATTCTTGCAAACAGGCAGAATTTATATTGGTGGAGAAGAGATTCAGTATTTAAGCAAGAACGTAGATCAGTTTGTCATTAGTCGTAGAGAGCAAACTACCGCCTATGCTAATGGCACTGACGTTTATAGTTACTCTACAATCACTTCTGGAGACACAAGACTTCTATGTCTAGGCATTTTATACAATCTAACCCCAGAAACTTCTGCTCCTTATTCAGAAGAAGGCGATGTTGTTCAGATTTCTAAACCAGGATTTGTTACTAACGATCCTGTCTTGGTTGATGAAAATGGTTCGCTAAGATGGTTTGAGAGCACTGGATTCGGTTCCTCTAATGACATCAATGTAAGTAATAGCATTTCCGATCTTAAGAACAACGTATCTGCTGTTTATAGAGATGAAAACTATTATTACATTGCTGGTTCGGGTATTCCAGGAAGAAATATTCTATATCCAGATGTAAATCAGACTCTAAGTGATCAGAAGATCCTAAAACTGATTCGTAGGAAACCATTGACGATTACTGAGTCATATAAGACTCCTCAGCGTGATGCTGCAATTTTTGTTGATGGATCTCTCGCTTTTTCGCACAAAGACTTTGATCAGGTTAAGTTTGGTGGCATAACGAAGTTTAACGTCACAAATAAAGGAACTGCATACCAAGATCCCCCAAATGTTCTGGTTAACAACAGACCAGGCAAAGCACGAGCATTCCTAGCAGGAGAGACTGTTGATAGTATTGAACTACTATCATCAGAAACTTTTACCGAAGTACCTAATATTACCATTACTTCTGGTAGAGGAGCAAAAGCATCTGCTACCGTAACTTTTGGTGCAATTACAAGTCTACAGGTAGATGACCCTGGTGAATATTATTCCACTCCACCACTGGTTGTAATTACAGACAGATTGGGTAAAGGTAGTTTTGCAAGCTACACCGCAACTCTCGAAGATGGTAAAGTTGTTGGTTTTGAATCTCTTGACCAAGGAAAATTCTACACTAAAGGAAACGTAATTGTTGAAATTTTTGCTGTAGGTAGAGATGCTACAGCGACGTGTGACGTATTTACATGGACGAAGAATAGATACGTTAAGCTACAAGAAGACCTTGATAACAATAATGGTTATGCTTTCCCTCACTACAATAGTACCAGGGGATTTGGTTATGGTGTTTGTGCTAACCCCGTTCAACTAAGAAACGAACTGAACGACGATGGAACTGCACACTCTCCTATTCTGGGATTTGCTTATGATGGCAATCCCATTTATGGTCCTTATGGTTATGAGGACCCTCTAGATTCTACTAGCACTATTAATAGGATTCGTTCTGCATATAGAATTAAGACAGACAGAATTGGCGGACCAGATACGAGCGCATATGCTCTAGGTACATTTATTGAAGACTATGAGTGGATTCCTAGCACTCAGACAGGCAAACTAGAACTAGACGAGAATAATGGTAGATTCTGTGTAACTCCAGAATATCCAAACGGAACTTATGCATATTTTGTATCTATTGATGTCAATGGAGATCCTGCATTCCCATACATTGTTGGAGACAATTTCTATTCACTACCTGTAGATTCTAATTATAATGCTGATCTAACACAAGATGATCTTCCTGCTAAAGCAGAAAGATATAGAACTCCAGGTATGCAAACCAATGGAGAAGATTCTCTATTGACTGTTGAGGAAGTCCTCACTGGTAACATCGAAACTCTCGATGTTGTCGATTCTCCTGCTCAGTTTAAGGTAGGAAATCGTTTCCAGGTTTCTGATGTAGGAACTGAAGGATCTGGAGCAGCTGCATATGTTTCTGCTGTTACAGGTAAGCGTATTTTGTCTATGGACTGCAAGTCCTTAGATCCAGGCAATACTACCTCTGTTGCATTGGTGAGACTATCGACTCCGACATATTTGTTCGAGGATGATGTAATTACCCAAGTAGATTCTACTTTTACTGGTAGAGTAATTTCTGATGTTTCTAATAGAAGTGAGTTTGTTCTTGAGCAAGTAACTGGTACTTATGTTCCTGGAAAGGATCTCAACTCTTCGAGTGATATTATTAGCATTCTTATTGATAGAAACGTATTCTACACTGCGGGATCTACACTATTGCTGACCGATGGTGATGACTCTACTCTTGCAACAGGTAGAATTCTTGAATCTGTGTCTAATCAGAACTCTGTTAAGGTCGAGGTATTGACAGGCGAGTTTGTAGTACCAGAAAGTGTTACTGTACCACATTTCCTACAAAGCACCACTCTAGGAGACTCTGTTGGTGGAGAGGTAGTTGTTTATTCTGAACTGAGTAAGAATATCAAGTCATTCTCAGTTAGAGATGATTTGGTTTTGGTAGAAACTGATGGAGAACACAATGTAGGTGTTAATAGTTTCGTTGATGTAGAGGTTACACCAGATGTAGCGCAAACAACTACAAACTATTATGTAAGAAAGCGTTTTTATCAAGAAATTACTCTAAAGACGCCTTCTTACAATAGTGTAATCAAAGACACTGGTGTTGGTAGAGGAGATCTACTAAATGGTGGTCTTGATTATACCGCCAACACATATACTGATGTTGAGTTAATTTTCCTTGATCAAAGTCAAGTCAGAAATGGTATTGGTTCTGCGGGAGACGATAACAACGCTAGAGCGACAATCGTTGTTAGCAATTTCAATGGAACAGGGTATGGTAGTATTTCTGATATTACTATTACCACCAAAGGATCTGGGTATATCAAGGGTGATGTACTGACAGTTGCTGATGCTGACCTTTCAAGACTAGTATCATCTACAAATTCGCAAAGACTTGCTTTCTCTGTAGATCACGTAGGTTTTGCTCAACTTAATACAGAGTTGAAACTAGGTCAAGTCAACAGATTGTCTGAAGGCGATTTGCTTCAGGTTGATGATGAGATTGTTCAAATTACCTCTATTGATAGCACTAATAGGTCTGTTGTTGTAGAAAGAGGAAAAGAAGGATCTATCGTAGTTGATCACTTCAATGATGCGCGAGTCATCCTATACAAAGGAATTTACAGATTTGATGCTAACTCCAGACCACTAGGAACTGGTGCCAATGATCCTACTATCATTTCTTATGATGCCAACACTCAGCGTGTTACCTTGGCGTACAACTATGGCGCTACTGCTCCTAGAGAAGTAACTCTAAGTAGTGTTTTCCAAGACAATAGTTCTCCAAGAAAGTCTATTGCTGTCGCCGCGGCCACGCCAGGTGAAAATAGACTTGAGTTTTCCAAAGATGTAAACTTCGCCACGTTTGGTGTCAATACTGATATTAGGATTCAAAAATACTACAAGTATGTGTTTGATACCAGTCATGTTTCTATGCAAGGAGTCTTCCTAGATTTCTCTGCTAGTAAGACTGGTACTATCTTTACTGAAGAGAAAGTAGTTAGTGGTATTCAACCAGGAAATACTGGTTCATTTGTTTCTATTACTCTAGGATTCGGTCCTTCGATTACTGGTCGCGAGCAGCAGAGGTTCCCTGTCAATTTTGATACTTACTATTACTTCATTAAGTCTAATAGTGATGTAAACACTGATGGTGCTGCTCTGCAAGTTATCGATGATCCCATTGCAGGATCTAAGCAGGTTCTATTCTCTACACCAACTAAATTTGCATATGCATATACACAAGTTCCTGACTATGAAGGATTCTTGGTAAATACTGGAGATAATATCAAATATACCACCGACTCTCCATTTGCAATCGGTAAGATTCATTCCACAACTATTGATAATAAAGGATCTGAGTATAAGAGACTCCCTATCATTGAAGGTTGTGATGTAGATTCTGACAATCGACCTAATATAGATGTAATTTGGGATTCTTTGACTCAAACTCTAAAAGGTGTAAACATTTTGCAAGGTGGTAAGAATTATGTAAATCCTAAAGCATATGTCAGCAATGGTGATGGAACTGGTGCAACATTTGAAGTTGTACAAGATTCTGGTAGGATCGTAAGAATTGATGTAGTGAATCCTGGAAAAGGATATACTTACAAACCCGAAGTGGTTGTATATGAAGGTAATGTAGAAGCATACTTCTCCTCTAAAAACATTGGTTCGCCTAAGAGTGTAAAAATTATCAGAAGTGGATATGGATTCCACAATGATAAAACTCTTCTTTCAAAATATACTTCTAACTATGCTCTTTTAATTAGAGGATCTGATAGGTTCTTTAGAGGAGAAAGAGTAGAGCAAAGAGATGGCAATCGTCTAGTATTTGCTGGTTATGTTGCAAATCGTGGTTGGAGACTTGGATCTAACATTTTACGACTAGAAAAAGTCACTGGCGTTGTAGATTTGAATCTGCCATTGACATCAGGTAGAAATTCTTCTGTAGAAGTAAGAGATGTTATAGCAACTAATTTTGCTCCAGTTGTAGAGTCTTATTCTGACAATACAGGTAACTATACTTCTGACAGAGGTAAAGTTGGTGACAGAAACCAAAGAATCACAGATTCGTATTTCTATCAAGACTATTCTTATGTAATCCAATCCAGGACTCCCATCAATACATGGAGAGATCTTATTAAGCAGACTACACACCCTGCTGGTTTCTTGATGTTTGGTGAGGTAGTTATTGAGAGTGAGCAGGCAAGTAGAATGCCAATTGCTCAACCTAAGTCTGACAAGATTTCATTTATTGAACTTCCTGCTAAGAGTATTACAACTACTAGAAGGTCAACTAAGGTTACTACCAGTACTGTAAGAGTTAGAGATACAAACCTACGTAGAGGTGTTGGTAGTGTTGCTATCAATGAATATGACACCGATGGCATCCTTTCCAAGGAACTAATCCTTGCACAAGATTTTGATGGTCGATATGCAACTCAAGCAGATTATATTGGATCGCTTAAAGGAATTACTAGAGCAGGCGATGGAACCAGTGGTTCATTTGCATATGATTCACTTGGCAGTGCTTTGCTTGTAAGTGGTGGTGAATATGGTCATTGGATTAAATTTAAACATCTCAGTAATACTAATAGTCAACCTGCTGTTGCTCCTTTTACTGGTCCAGGATCACCAGCTCAAGCATGGGATTCAAATGACAATTTCAATATTCTTCCTAATGATGACTATGTAACCTCTGGAGCAGGAAACTTTGATCTAAGTAAGATCCAAAGAATGGTCATTGGTTTCTTGTTCCCCTTTGGTGAATTCTCTATCAATCCATCTGCAGATAGTTACGAATTTGGTGCTTTTATTGTATCCACAGAACCTGACCTTTCTCAGATTACATCTGGGTTTGAAGTTGGCGATACTATTGTATTCTATGAGAACTCTGCATCATTTGTTGAACTAGAAGTTGTATCTGTAGATGCACCTGCATATCATCCAGAGTTGGGTGTTATTGGTGATGGCAATGTACTAGGAAGAAGAACATTCCAATTGTTGGACAAAGCAAATAATCTTGCATATGCTCCTTACAATGAGCAAGAATTGTTCCTTACTCTAAATGGAGTCGCACAGGAACCAGGAGTAGCGTTTGAACTAAACGGATCAAACATTACATTTGCTCGTGCTCCCCTTGGACCTCAGTATCCTGTCACGGGAGAAAACTTTGATGATACCTATACTACAGATCCTACCAAATTTGTCTGTAAGTCGTTCAAGTTTAAGAATAACACATTTAATGCTAAGTATCTCAGAAAACTGCAAGATATTTCTGATAGATTTGATGGTATTACTACAGAGTTTGAATTGGTGTGGGAAGATGGATCTATTGTCAAGACTGACACTAAAGAAAATCTACTTCTCTTTATTAATGGTGTTCTGCAAGCAGCAAACACCGCATATACTATTGTCAGAAGTGCAAATGCATCAGAAACAGATATTGTAAGGTTTATTGAACCACCAAGAAATTTCTATGATGTTATTGGATACACTCCAGAACAACTAGATCAGAAAGAATACTTCTATGGTTATGGTGTTGGTAGTTATGATCGTTTGAGGATTGATGAGAGACTAATTCCTTACAGAGGCGATGGTCCTTATCTAGTTTTCGATGAAGAGACTAATACAGTTAAGGATATTAACGAAGAAGATTTTGTTCTTGTATTCGTTGATGGTGTTCTTCAAGCACCTGGCACTTATGTGCTGAATGGTCCTAATATTAGATTTACCTCGCAACTTCAGCGATACATTCCAGAAACAGGTGAGTCTGTTAATAGTAAAGTAGAGATGATTTCGTTGTTTGGTAGACAGGTTCCAAAAACCATGTCTGCATATGACTATGACAGAATTATCTTTAGAAATGAGATTGTTATCACTGCAACTCTGGAAATCACCAATAATCCTAATGGTAATGACGAGTATCTGGAGTGGCAGTCAAACTTCACTGGATTTGATCCAAATAGCGTAAAGAATGTATTTACTTTTGATGATGATGGTAACAGACGTTATATTGGTAAACTAAACAAAGTCGTATTCAACGAACTTGTCGATGGAACAACAACTGGTCTTTCTAAACCAGGAGTTCTTGCACAAAGATTGACTCTTAAAGTTCTCAATGCTGCTAACCTAGACTTCACTGCAAACGAGTTCATTCCTGGTGTCAGCGATGACGATGAACTGAGGATGAAGAGCATTTATATTAGTGATGAACCAGGATTTACTAATCCTGTTAGTTTCAATGCTGAGTATCCCATTTATAGAATTGACTGGGCATATAGTTTGAATGATGATGGCGAAAGAGTTCTGGTTCAGGATATTCCCGACTGGATTAAAGGTTCTAAACTTGGCGATGATGCTTACTTTAATCTTTATGATAACCTAGTAGATCTTGCTCCAGGAGACAAGATCATGATTGATGGTGAGTCTGCTTATAGAGACGTTCTGTACATTCCACCTGAAGTTTCTGGTAGAAACTTTAATGCTGGTGCAACTGCTAAGTATGAGCATTATAGTCGTATTGAAGTCAGTAACTATAATGATATTGTAAGAGGTGAGGGTCTCAGTGTTACCTGTACTGTCAGTGATGGTGTTGTTACTGGTGTTGGTTTTAGTGACCTTGAGTGGAACCGAAGAGATCTCAAACTCTTCTTTGATACTGGTATTCTGCTGCAACCAACTGCATATCAATATTTTGTACCACCTCAGGTTAAGTTTGTACCTGTTGATGGTAATGGTGGTGGTGCAAGAGCAGAAGTTCTTTGTATTGCAGGACAGGTACTAGATGTTGTTCTAATTGAAGGTGGTAGTGGATACACACAACCACCTAAAGCAGTTGTTACTAGAGGATATAATGTCCTCCGTAAACCATCTAGAACTATCTCCACCAGTCTAAAAATTGAGATTGGTAGTCAGTCTGAGATCAGACAGCAAAGCACTATTGCTACAGAGATTATTATTTCTGGAGAAGGAAACGCAACTGGAATCTTCTCCATTGTTACTTTTGGTATTGTTGGTTCTGTTACTCCCGTCACTAATGACGAGATTGTCGAGCACATTCATCCTCCTGCTATTGAAGCAGGTGATAGTCTTGCATTACCCGAAGGAAACTCCATTGTCTTCACAAAGAGAGATCCATTTACAGCAATTGATCAGGTTGCATCTGAACTCATTCTTAATGAGACTCTCATTACATGCACAATTGACAATCCAATTGCAAGTATTAGCAACATCAGTCCTGTTGGTCGTGTTGGTACGAATTCGTTCGTTGATGTTCTTACAAATAACATCCAGAAGATTATCAACACTCCAATTGCATACTTGCGCGAGGAATCTGCATCTGCTGTTGGTGCATTGCTCGATTCTCCACTATCTCCTTCTGGAACAACACTATACGTCAATAATACCTCCCTATTCGCTGACGTTGGCAAACTCCAAGTTGGCAAAGAGATTGTTGGATACGAAAGAAAACTCGAAGATAGATTCCTCAATGTCACCAGAGGACTTGATAGAACTGTACCAACTGCACACCCTGCAGGACAATATATCAGAACTATCCCAGACTCTGTAAGAGTTATCGATGCTGGTCCTAGAAGCATTGTTGCTACTATCGTCAGTGTTGCACAGAGCACAGAGAGCGTCACAGCAGTCACCAACCAGATTCAGACTATCAGTGATGTCGTTGACGTTCAGGTAGATACTGATCTTAAGATGACTATGCAGAAGGAGATTCAACCTTCTGTAACTCAAGTTTCTGTTGCAATTCAAGATTATGTAATTTCTCTAACCGAATCTGCTGTATTGATGAGTAGCGAGAGCGTATCTGTCGCTGCATCTACAATTCAGACTATTAATAGTGCGGAAATTCCTCAGCAGGTTCTAACGGACCAAATTGAAAATGTAGTTACCCCATATGTTGAATATAATGATCAGGTTGTAACACTACAGATTGCTTCTACTATCGCACCAACTACTAGTGCGGTAACAATGAGCAGTGAGTCTGTGTTTACTAATAGCACTTCTGTTCAGATTGAATATAGTGTAGCACTCGTAACTGAGAAAGCACTAGATGTACATGTTTCAAATGTTCTGAGTGATGACTTTACAGGAGAGAACGCAATTACAGTTCAGATTGTTTCTCTGCTTCCACCTGGATTTGATCCTGGTGGTCTTAACTCTCCAATCCCTGTTGCCTCTATTCTTGGTACGGAGGTTGCGATTGTCGCGAAACTCCACGGAGTTGAATCTGAGGTTGCTATTCTGGGTAATCACTTACCAATCATTGATGGTAAAGATAAACCAGCTGATATTACGTTAAATAGAGAGATGGGAGTCCTTGACTTCTTCGAGGAACTCGTCGTTCTAGAAACCAGTATTGTAACTAGAAACTAATGGCAGAACTAGCACTATCAGCACCATATAATGAAGTCCACAAGAGAAATGGTCAAACCATTCTTGTGGAAAACTTTAAAAAGAGAACTCCTGATGGATTTGAATCTTTCACTTCAGGTAATGCTGGACAGACACTAAGGGGATATGAACTCCATGTTTTTGATGGGGATAATGTCATTCAAGATTTGACTCTTACATACCCCACTCTACAGATCAGGGATTTTGAACTAAGACCTTTGTCTGCGTTCACATTGAACGGAGCTAGGTTCACTAACGTTGGCACTACTTCGATGTTGCCCTTTGGTATGACTGCGAACTCATTGCAAGTGCTAACTACTGATCCGCAAATTCCTACTGTTTTGGAATCGATGACTAATGTCGGTAGGTTTGCTGCGGCAGGTCATCTTTTTATTGGAGGATCTGCGCGTACTCTTTTTGAGTATACATCAAAAACACCAACGGGATTTATTGGTTATGTAAAATCTGGAGCGGTTAATATCCCAGCATCTACGGAGTTCATCCAATACTCCACAGATGCCTAAATATAATGTATAAATAAATCAGACATCAACGTTCTAGAGCAAAAAATAATGGCTGCAATTATTTCAGACAAATTTAGAATTTTTAATGCTAAGCAATTTCTAGAATCTCTGTCCGAAGGCAGTAGTGATACTGGCACGGACAGAACTAGAATGTATTTCTTTGTGGGTCGTCCACAAGCATGGAATTCTTACCTGGAGATCTACTCCGCAAACGCAACGGCATTTACCGCTGGGCAATTCGTATACGTTTCTAGCGATACTAACGGAACATATACATGGGCAAACGCTCCTTTCAAGGCAAGCATTGTCGCAGTATATGAAAATTCCCTCATCCTTAGCAACGTTTCTCCTAGCACTTCTTCCACTCCTCTCCCCAACGCACTAATCGAAGGTTGGAACGGAGCATCCGATACAGGAGCAGAAGCAAGAGCAGGTGTATATCGTTTTGCTACCGAAGATACCCCTCCTACTCCACTGGACAACCAGTTGGAAAAGTTTGATGTCTATGATGAAATCATTGCTGCTAAGCGTATTACTGATGCGTTTGCTCGTGGTGTAATTACTCGTTACGATTGGAACCTGCTTGCATCGGAACCACGTTTCGACATGTACAAGCCTGATTACACTGCTACCACAACTGGTCAGATCGGTAAACTTGCGCTTACCAATGCAGCTGCTCTAGCAACTGCTAAGTATTACGTAATCAACTCCCAGTACGAAGTATTCAAGTGCCTCTACAATGGTGAGTTCCCAGGCAGAACTGCTCCTAACCCTGTATACGAACCAAAGACCTCTCCTTCTGCTGGTCAAGGTACTTATGCTGGTGGTTTGTTCACCGAAGGCGCTGATCTGGAAGTTTCCAACACTGCAGGTTATGCATGGAAGTACATGTACACCATCCCAACCGATGATGTTCTTCGCTTCCTCTCCACCAACTTCCTCCCAATCAACCTCCCAACTGAGAGCACTAGAGATACTGTTGCACAAGCTGCAGTTGATGGCGCTATTGACGTTGTTCTAGTTGAGGATGCAGGTTCGGGTCTTCCCAACGGCACCCACTATGCACCTGTTAATGGTGATGGTCAACTTGCTGGTGGAACCGAAGCAGTTGTTGAGATTGTCGTCGCTGGTGGCGCAATCGCTTCTACTAAGGTTGTTACCAAGGGTGCAGGTTACACTTATGGTTCTATCAGACTGGTTGATGGCGCAACAACTGGCGGTATCAAGTCTGGTCTTTACACCTCTTCTGCACTAACCACTGGTCGCACAGGTGTTAGCGGAACAGGTGCTCTAGAAGTTGTTCTTCCTCCCGAAGGTGGACATGGCGCAGACATGGAAGCAGAATTCGGTGCTAAGCGTGTCATGACCAACATCCGTCTGACCTACGCTGAAGGTTCTGGAGACTTCCCTGTTGATAACGACTTCCGTCGTATCGGTATTGTCAAGGATCCATACAACTGGACCACAACCGACTTTGCAACTGCAGATACACTAAATGGTCTGTATGCTGTTAAGATCTCTGGTGCAACTGCAGACTACAACGCTGACGAAACTATCACTCAAACATTGACTGGTGGCGGCGTTGCAAGAGGAACAGTAGTTTCCTGGACTCTTGACTCTGGTTCTACAACTGATGGTGTTCTTAAGTACATCCAAGTTCCTGGTCTTCACGCTGACGATGGTGTTGTAAGAGCATTTGATGGTGGCGATGCTGCTGCAGTTATCGGTGCTAGCTCCCTTGCTTCTGGTTCTATCGATACTTCTGTAACTGGTGGAACTTCTCTCCTTGGTGCTTCCTTCACCTCGGGTCAAGCGAATCCTGAGATCGAACCAAACTCTGGTGACATCATCTATGTTGAGAACAGAAGATTGATCACTCGTGCTCCTGACCAGATTGAAGATATCAAACTAGTCATCGAGTTCTGATCAAGATAACGTGCTAAATAAGGTTAGGAAAACTAGGACGTTAGTAATATACAATGCCTCAGAATACTAACCTTAATGCATCGCCTTACTTTGAAGATTTTGACCCGCAGAAGAATTTCTACAAGGTCTTGTTTCGACCTGGGTATGCAGTACAGGCTAGGGAGCTAACAACTCTCCAGTCTGCACTGCAAACTCAGTTAGAAAGTTTCGGAAGAAACGTCTTCAAGCAAGGCGATCTTGTTGTGCCTGGTGAAGTCGGGTTCAACACTAAACTAAACTACGTTAAGCTTTCGTCCGTTTCTGAGGTAGCTGTTAGCGACGAAGCAGGTAACGTTACATATCAAAAGTATGACATCGGTCAACTTGTAGGTTTGAAGGTTCGAGGCGTATCTTCAAGCGTAGTTGCTAGTGTCATTGCAACAGAGTATAGTTCTGACACTGAGTCAGATACACTTTATGTTAATTACTTAGATTCTGGTGCATCTGGTGATGAAGAGAGATTCCGTCAGGGTGAAACTCTAGAAGTAATCGGTGGTGTCAATTCTCCTCTATTGGTCGTAGGAACTGATGGAGTTTCTCTTCCCACTAGCATTGGCATTACAGATCCAGACACAGGTATTCAAACTTTTGTTGATAGTCCTGCTCTAGGATTTGCTTCTGCTATTAAGGTAGAAGAAGGAATTTATTTTGTCAATGGTTATTTTGTAAGAAATGCTGAGCAACTTCTAGTTGTAGAAAAGTATAACGATACTCCTTCTGCAAAAATTGGATTCAAGATTTCTGAGTCTCTAGTTACTCCAGAAGAGGATGCTTCTCTGTATGATAACGCAAGAGGATTCTCTAACTTCTCTGCACCTGGAGCACATAGACTCAAGATCGATCTTGAGTTGGTTAAGTATGGTTACTATGAACTAACTGATAAAAACTTTATTCAGTTGCTTCTTGTTAAGAGTGGAGTTATCCAAAAACAAGTTAAAGCAAATGATTACTCTCTTGTAGAATCTGTAATTGCTAAGAAGACTTTTGATGAGTCTGGCGATTATGTAGTAGAACCTTTCCCTCTACAAGTAAGAGAGTATTATCAGACAGATGACAACTTAGGATTCTATGCACAAGGATCTGATGGTCTTGTCAATGGTCTAACTACTAACGAAGCGTCTGCTAAACTACTCGGAACAATTGGTTCTGGTAAAGCATATATCAAAGGTTATCAAGTTAAAAATAAAGAGACTAAGTATCTCACCATTGATAAAGCAAGAGATACTATCAAAAGAGAGAATCAGACTCTAAAAACATCTGGTCTAACATCTTTCTTTGTTTCTAACGTATATGGCACCACTCCTCTAAATGCTGAGGGTGCAGATTTGACATCGTATCCTACGATGTACTTGAATGCTTCTTATAATGATGGTTCTATTGGTCTTAATGATACAGAAGCTGATACCGATGTAAAACAAACACTAAATCGTCGTGGTCAGGGATATGGTGTTACTGATGGTCTCAAGACCATTTATTGTGTCCTTGAATCTGGATCTCAAGTAAGTCTTGCTCAATGTAATGATGCAAACTTTAAAGGTGAAGGGGCGTCAACAGAACCCGATCTTAGCAGACTTTATTACGTCAAATCAAGAACTGATACTGGTGATGTATCTGAGTATGCTTATGCAGAAGTTGTTTCATTTTCTAAAGTACAACGTCCCGAAATTGGAACAGGTACGTACCTTGAGATTACAGTTAAAGGTAACAGAGCAGAACTAGATTTGTTCTTGACAGATGTTGACCTTTCTATTAGTAATAAACTGAGAAAACTGTATAAGTCTCAGGCAAATGTAGAATCTGCAACTCTGGCAGTATTTGAAATTCGTGATTACAATGAAACTATCACACCTGTTGTTGGAGTTTCAAAACCAAAAAATATTGCACTAAAAGAAATTAGTGCAGGATTTAACAAAGATCTTGATAAGGTAGTATCTAAAGGAAAACTTGCTGGTGGTCTAGAGCAATACAATTCTATTTTTGATCTATCTTATTTTGCACCAGAATTCTTTACCAGACTACTTCTAGAAGATCAGATTCAAGGAGATGACTTTACTCCTGGTAAGTACATCTATGGTGCGGTAAGCAAGTCTATTGCTGTAATTGAAGGCGGTACAGATTCTGTGTACTCGTCTGTAAACAAATTGTTTGTCACCATGATCTTTGGTGAATTCCAGTCAGGAGAAACTATCACTTCTGAAACTGGCGCAACCATGAGGATTGCAACAGACGACACAATCTCTCACTTTATTGTTCCGACGAGAGGTGATGGATATGCATCTTCAACAAAGGTTATTCTAGATGGTGTAACATTTGAAGAGAGTCAAATTGATGTTGTTCAATCTGGTGCTGGAGCAATTGATCAAGTTATCGTTAGAGACAGATCTTCTGTAACTCAGACATATGCACAACCACCTGTAGTTGAATTTACTGGAACAACACCAAGTAACCAAGCGAAAGTAGTACCTGTTCTTTATAGAAATAGCGTATACACATATTCTCCTAAGAATATTAAATCGGTATTCTCCGAATTTGGTTCTGGAAATGCCAATAAGTTCTCTGCAGATATTGAACTAGAAAAGACAGGATATGTCATTACATCTTCTGTAACAGACTTTACCTTCTCTGGCACTCAGGGATACAAATTCATTGAGTGTAATGGTTTTGGTGGAGATGCTTCTAAGTCGCTAGTACAGGGCGATGTAGTCCAGTTTTCTGACACATCTGGTGCTGTATACAAGTACATTGTACAATATGCAACTAAACCTGATGGCATCAAGAGATCTAGAATTTATCTAGACAGAACATTGCGTGAAAATGTATCTAATGCTTCTGTGGTTCTTCAAAGACCCCAGATTGAAAATCCAAATGCTTCTTTGATCTTCCCAACAGGAGATAAGCAGATTTCTACTCTTATTGATTCTTCTGAAGATTCTAAGATCAAGTATCATTTCAGAAGAGATTTCATTACAACATCTTCTTCTGCTTCTGGAAATATTACCTTTGCTGCTCAACTACCATTTGGTACACAAAGGTTTGCTCCATTCTCACAAGAGAACTTCTTGGTAACTGTTCTGGAAACTGGAGTTGCAGAACATGCTCTGGATGCAAGTGGCACCCTACAACTATTTGGTGGTCCTTTGAAGAAAGGAGATATCATTTATGTTGATCCATCATATGTAACTATTTCTCAGTCAGATAGTAATTTGACTGCTGGTAGTGTTACTGTAAACTTCCCAGAGAATCACTTCGGTGACATCGATGCACTTAGAACAGCACTAGAAGCAAGAGCAGCAGCTCCACAAGCAGGAGATCCAGAGTTTACTCTACCAACGTCAAACTTCCCTAAAATGAAGTTGACTGCTACTCTAGAAGTTTCTAAAGCAAAACCAAGACTAAAAACTTCTATCCTAAACAAACAGATTATTGTCCAGTCTAGCGGAACCACAGTAGTTCCATTTAGAGGACAAGAACTTGATGGCGAGACTATTCAGATCACATCATATTCTGATGTTTTCAAACTTAGATATGTTTATGAGGGTTCTGTGTCTTCTCCTCCTACCATTGGTGCTGGAGGAAATCTCATCAGTGGTACTGACGTAACTAATAGATATACGTTTGATAATGGACAGAGAGATACCCACTATGACATTGCAAGACTAATTCTCAAACCAGGCATCACTGCTCCTACAGGACAACTGGTTATTGCTTTCGATTACTTTGAGCACTCTCAAGGTGACTTCTGCACAATTGACTCTTATCTACATGAAGCAGGTGTTACCGAAAAAGATATTCCATCTTTCAACTCTTCTGTCAATGGTCTAGTATCCCTCAAGGATGTAATTGATTTCCGTCCAAAGGTTGACAATTCTAATATTGTTCCAGGATATCAAGACAAGACTTTACTGGCACAAGAGGACTATCTATCTTTCTCTGGTGTATCTGGTATTCCTGCTAGCACTCCTGCTGATGATGTCAATCTAGACTACACAATCAAATTCAATAAAGAACAATATCTAGATAGAATTGATGGTGTGTTCCTCAATACTGATGGTCAATTTGTTGTCAAGAAAGGTAACTCTTCACTGAACCCATCTAGACCAGAGTCTATTAGTGATGCTACTCCTCTATACTATTTGTATATCCCCGCATATACAGATTCGTACAGAGATGTTCGTATTATTCCTGTAGAGAATAAGCGTTACACGATGAAGGACATTGGTAAACTGAGTCAACGTGTTGAGCGTCTAGAATATTACACATCTCTCAGCATCCTTGAGCAGCAAACCTTGAATATGCAAGTAACCGATGATATCGGTCTTGATAGATTCAAGTGTGGATTCTATGTTGATAATTTTGAAACTCATAAGGGAGATATTAAGGCAGCAGATCATGTCTGTGCTATTGACACTCAGCAGTCTGTTTTGAGACCACAAGTCAGTGAAGATAATTTCCTTGTCAAAGAAATCAATACCAGAAATGACCAAAGAGAAGTTTCTGGTTATGTGAATAACAATGGCGTTTTGACGCTACCATTCACAAACCAAAGATTGCTTGGCAATAACTTTGCTACTAAGACGATCAATCCAAATCCATTCGTTGTTCTACAATATGTTGGTGATATTGCAATTGATCCTAATGTAGATTCTTGGTATGACAGATCTATTGCTCCTTTGGTAACTGATAACAATACAGATCTGTTTGTTCCTTTCCTCGCAAAAGATGATCTAGAGGTAGCATTCGGAAGTCTGTACAACTCGTTCATTGTTACTTGGACAGGAACGGAGAGATCTTTCTACAATATCAATCCACTATCTAAGACTAATAACGAGATTGCAAATGAAGAGGTAGTATCTGCATCTACTGCAAGTTCTTCTAACGTAAGTCCTTTCAACAATGAGTTGGGTAAAGGAATCTCTTCTAGAACCAGTCGTGGTAAATCTGTTGCTGGTTCTCTGCAATACTTTGCTCGTAGTATTCCTGTTAAGTTTAGCATTCGTAGACTGAAACCCAAGACTGAAGTTTTTGTATACCTAGAAGGTAAGAAGATCAATCGTTGGGTTATTCCTGACATCAGATTTACTGGAATCCCTGGTAACTCTCTGTCCACATTTAATGCACCTATCATTACCGATGAAAATGGCAATGCAAGTGGTATTGTTCTAATCCCTGCTGGCAATCCTCCAAGAGAGGGTGCAGCATGGACAGGAGAAGTAGAAACAGTATCTTATGACTTGGGCGGAGAAGATGTTAGAATCGCGACTGGCGAAAAGACTCTTCGCTTTACTTCTAGCGCAACCAATAGAAATAAAGCAGACGTAGAAACTTTTGCAGAGACTAAGTTCTATGCATCTGGTCTGCTTCCTGATAATCCTGGAAGTATCGTATCTACAAAACCAGCATACTTCAAGGCAAATGAAGGTACTCAACTAGTTACCAACAACACCGAGAATGAGCAGAAACCAAATCCACTTGCTCAAACCTTTAAGATTGAAAACTTTGATGAGGGTGTGTTTAGCACTGGCGTAGATCTCTATATTGCTAATAAGAGTGACTCTATTCCCATTAGAGTTTATCTAACTGATGTTGATTCCGAAAAACCAGGAAAGAATGTTATTCCTGGCACCGAAGTAGTCAAAGAACCATACACTTATATTAAAGCATATGTCTCTGCTTCTGTTGTTGTATTGAAAGATGAGAAGATCAATGGCGTCACAACTAACGCTTCTGGTCCTATCTTGAAAATCCTTGATAAGAATAACAACGAACTACCAGTTTCCGAGGATAATGAAATCCAACTGAATAATGAGCAGGTATACACTTTTGTCCTTTCTAACAATAACGGCAAGTCGTTTATTCAAGATGAAGAACTGAAGATCAATTCTATTGTAGTATACAATAATGCTAACAATACTGAGATTACTGCACGTATTGCAAAAGACTCTGGTAGTGTTAGTGCTCTAAAAGTTACCAACACTGGTTCTGATTACGACTCTGCTACAATCACCATCGAAAGTCCAAGTCTCCCAGGTGGCAGTAATGCTACTGGCAGCGTAGCAGTATCTGGTGGTCTCATTTATGATTCCACGATTACTCTTTCTGGTAGAGGTTACACAGAACCTCCTTCTGTTGTTATTAGAGGCACAGGCATTGGTAATACTGGTGCTGAACTAGAGACTGAAATCACCATCACCGAACCTGCAGTTAGAATGGGAGTTGCTGAGGATGAGACAGGAAGTCTTCCTTCTATCACCCCAACAAACTTCATGTTTGATTATCCTGTATTCTTGCAGAATAATACTGAATATGCTTTGGTCGTGGAGACTGATTCTAAAGATTACAGCATCTGGGTTTCTAAACTTGGAGAAACGGAGATTGCAACTAACACAACAGTTACTACAAATCCATCTTTGGGTTCTGTTTATAAGTCTCAAAATACTGAGTCCTGGGTAGAAGATCTGTTTGAGGATATTAAGTTTACTCTATACAGAGCAGAGTTTGATACTTCTACGACTGCAACAATCGATCTAACAACGATCTCTAAAGGATATGACAATATGGTTGTTGATCCTCTAGAAACATATGCATTTGCAAATGCTAATGCTACATCTTCCTTGTTTAAAAATAATAATAACATCATCAAGGTATCTCATAAGAACCATGGATTTGATGATCAAAGATCATATGTATTCTTCAAGAATCTAGCAACTACCGCTGGATTCACTCAAGGATCTTTGAATGGAAATCTATTCAAGGTTGATAATGCAGGTCTAGATACTTTCACTATTAGTGGAATTGGTAGAGCAGCAGATACAGTATTCGGTGGTGGAGAAACTGCTTTGATTGCTGCTAACAAGAAGTACGAAAGACTTCTCGCTCAGATCTCTTATCTACAAGCTCCTTCTACGAACATTAATACATCTGTAAAGACCACTAACATTGTTCCAATTGATTCTAATACAGAGAATTATACTTCTTATTCTCCTTCAGCATTTGAGAGAACCTTCTTGAATGAGGAGCAATTCTTCATTAACCAGAAGGTGATTGCATCTGATATCAATGCTTTGCTCAACACTCTTGACAATAGCTTGACATATAGATTAGAACTTTCTTCTACAAAATCTTACCTGTCTCCTATTATTGACCTCAAGACATCTTCTATTAAGATTTCTTCTAATAGAATTGAAAATGCTCAAGGCAAAGAAGGAAGATATGGAAAGAGATATCAGAAGATTAAATTCCTCCCTGTATATTCTTTCGTTGTTGGAGGAAACACTGATAGTTCTAATCAACCTATTGATATTGCTACAGGTCAAACTGTAGAAGGAAAAGGTTGGGCAGCATCAAACATCGACGCTTCTGGTGCTCGTGGCGAAGTTGTATTCTACAATACAGGCACATCTACAGTCTTCGTAAAAATGAAGAATGAGAATGTGTTTAAGGCAGGAGAAGAATTGTTCTTCTCTGTTCAGTCTCAGACTGGTGCCAATCTTGAAGATAGAAACTCAGATGGTAATAATTCTTTTGATGTAAGAATTTCTGGTGCTAGTCCACAACTAGTTAATCCAAGTTTCAGTTTCAATCAACTAGTAACAGCAATTAATCCATCTAATACTACAGAAAATTATGACAACCTCATTGCTGGAAATGTAATTACTTGGGATATTCCTTCCCAAGAGTTGACACTGGAAAATGACAAGGAACCAATCAATTCTGATTACTCCTCAGATAACAAGTCTGGTTCCTTTATTAGAGAAGCTGATGCTGATGACCAATCAGGTGATATTCTAAGAGTAGGTGATTTGGTTTCTTGGTCCGACCTTTCTGCTGGATACGAAAAATTCTATGAAATCAAATCCATGGAATTTACTGATGGTGTAGATTATATTCCTGAAGATAGTGCCAAGAATACTTCTTCGGTTGCAAAATATGTAACTAAAGAAATTAATCTTAAGACACCTGCTTCTGCTGTTGACGTTATCATTACAGCAAACGTAACAAACTCGGAAAATATCAAACTCTTGTATAAGACAAAGACTGCTTCGGTCCAGAAGAACTTTGAAGATATTGAATGGGTATTGTTCAACGGAACTGGTTATGCTGATAAACCAGAACTTGCTACCCCACAGAACACTATCTCTGCTCAGAAGGAAGAGCAATCTGCCTATCAAGAGTTTAGATTTAGTGTTGACAACCTAGATGATTTTGTATCGTTTGGTGTCAAGGTTAGCATGACATCTGATGATCCAGCATACGTACCTAAGATCCAAGATATTAGAGTCGTAGCATCGGCATGATAAAAGTTGAAGGACATGAGGGTCTCTATAGAGACCCCTCGACGGGGGCGATTGTTAGTATGCAGTCGTCCCCCAAAAAGACTGCCTCCCATACAATCAAAGGAATGCAGAGTGACATAAATACTTTGAAGGAAGAACTATCTGATATCAAACAGCTTCTTAGAGAGATATTAAGAAATGCCAGCAATTAACGTCGCCAAAACAGATACCTTTGAGATTCAAAGGCAAAAGATCAACGATATCGGTACGCAGATTTTCAACATCTCTGCAGGTGGTAGCGACCTGGCTACTGGAGAACTGAAACTCGGAGATGGAACTAAGATTGCTCCGTCGCTAGCATTCACAAGCGAGGCAACTCTAGGTCTATACAAACCAAGTGCTCAAGAAATTGGTTTCGTTTCTGCTGGTAAAGATATTGTTAACTACAGATCAGATGGAGTTTATTCTTTTCAAGATCTCTACATTAGAAAGAGAACTCTTTTAAATGCTGGTCTTACCATTCAAGCTGAAGGACAAGATTATGACTCTGGAACTTATGCTGGCATTAGTGCTGTCGGTGGGTCTGGTTCTAATGGTATTCTGGATTTAGTAGTTGAAGCATTTAATGGTAGTGTAACTAATAATGGATCTAATTATCCATCAGGATCTTATTCTGATATTCCACTGAATACTAATGGAAGTGGCAGTGGTGTTATTGTAACCTTTGCAACTCAAGACCCTGTAATTGGAATTGGCAATGCAGGTAGTGGATATGATGATAATGAATATGCATCTATCAATCCTGTATCATCTGGAAATGGCGAAGGTCTAGTTGTAGACCTGACTATTTCTGGTGGTCAATTGACCTCAGTAGAAGTAGCAGAAGCAGGAACAGGTCACCTTTCAACTGATACATTCACGATTGATAATACTACACTAACTTACATTGATGAAGGTACAGGACTTGAAGTTCAAAGTGGTGGTTCTGGAATTCAACTAACCATCACAAATAATTGTAATGAAGTTGACGTTGCAACATTAAGTTTTTCGGAGAAAGGTACTGGACATGCTCCTGGTGATCTTCTAACAACTCCAGGAAGTGTTACTAAAACTGGAAATCTTCCTGGAGTTGTTACTGGACTTACAACAACAGTTAGCACTGCTAGTACAAACATTACCGTTTCTTCCACTGCAGGTATTGTCGCTGGAATGATTGTTGCACAAACGGGTGGTGATGGTGCTATTGAAGGAAGTTCTGTTGTCGCTAGTGTTGTTAATGGAACGACAATTCAGTTGTCAGAACTGCCAACTGTAGATGGTACAGCAACTCTTGATTTCACAAGTGATCCAATTAATATTATTACCTTCAGTGATGTTAGCGATATTATTGTAGGAGGTAGTATTTCTGGTGGTGGATATAGTGGAACTGTTGGTGGTGTAGATTACGATCTTAATCAAGTTCAACTAGATCCCGATCCTACTGGAGGAGGCGCTACAGGAGTAACATTTACAATCAATCCTCCATATGGTAGTGGATCTGGATTCCAATATACTATCAACCAAGTAGGTGTTATCACAAATGCTTCTATTTCATCTAATGGAGAAGGAAATGGTTATGCTGTAGGAGATGTTCTTTCTGTTAATCCACTTGATCTTACCAGTCCTATCGAATATGCTACTACGGTATTTGATGGTCAGCTACTAACTGTTGCTTCTGGAATTAATGTTAGTGTTGGTAGTGTTATTAACGCATACACTCCACCAGATACTGAGGCAGGAACACCAGCAGAATATGGAGAAGACCTAGCAATTATCGCAATTACAGCAGGAACTCCTGGTAATGCTACAGGATTTATTGCTAGTGCTGCAACACAACTTGATGCAGGTGCTGAGTTTGGTATTAATAGTTCTGGTGTATTTACAGTTGCAACATATGATCCTGCTGGAAGATATTATATTGATGATGGAAATGGAGCAACACTTCAACCGAATTTAACTCTTTTCGTAGGAAACACATATTTCTTTAATCAAACTGATGGAACGTATGGTGCTCACCCACTTACTTTCTCACAACATCCTGACGGAACACACAATCAAGTAACAGGAGTCAACACTACCGATTTGGTTAGTGGTAGTGATACATTTACTGTAGATAATGCTGCAGGAATTCTGGTTGGAATGATCATCGCTAAAACTGATGAAGGTGATGGTGCAGTTTCTTTGGGAGCAACAGTTACTAATGTTGTTGGCACCACGATTACAATGAGTGCTGCAGCAACTGCAGCAGGAGCAGCAGAACTATCGTTTACGGGTGCAATATACACCGATGATGTAACAATTAGTTCAACTGGTCCTAGCATTACAATTACTGCTTCTACACCAAATCCTCTATACTATTTTTGCAGTATACACCCAAATATGGGTGGTCAGCATACTATCAATGCAAATAATCCAAAGACATTTGGTTCTGGATTTGAACTTCTGGTTGAGTCTGTTAATGTAGATGACATCATCAGTGGTGATATTAACTCTGGAACTTTTGATGCTGTTAATCTAACTTCAGAAACTTCTACTATTGGAGAAGGTACATTTAGTACCAGTATTACTACTCCTTCAGCAACTGCAAATACTCTTAATGCATCTGATATTATTGGTATTGGTAATACTAATTTAAATATTACAGCATCAGGAAACATTGTATTCCAAGCTCCCGAACTTAGATATGGAACAGGTATCGTATTTAATTCTTCTCTAAATCAGATTGAATCTAGCGGAGAGATTAAAACCACAAATAGATTTAATGTTAATGATAGATTGTTTATTCAAGGGACTAACATTTCATCAACATCCCTTGATGATATTCTTCTCACTCCTGGTCTTGATAAAGTAGTAAAAGTAGATACAACTACAGCATTTACTATTCCTGTTGGTACTACAAATGATCGTCCTGGAGTTCTTGCTGTTGAAAGTGGTCAGATTAGATTTAACACAGATACCAATCAGTATGAGGGTTATAGTTCCACTGCTGGTGCATGGAACTCTCTCGGTGGTGTTCGTGACCTAGATGGAAATACTTACATCCTAGCAGAAGAATTTATTGGTGCTAACGACAATACTTTGTATTTCGTTAATGATGCTGTCACTACGCTGAAGTTGGATAGAAACTTCCTTGACTTCTTCACAACCAAAAACATTAAGTCTACTAGAGTAGGAGCGCCAGCAAATAGAGATTGGAATACAAATACCCCTGTTACTGCTGGTGAATACCTCAAGTATGGATTGAACTTATATGAAGTCATGACCAGTGGTGTTACTGGAACATCTGGTAACGAACCTACAGATACAACTGGAAACAACTTCAATAATGGAAGTGCTGTTCTAAGATATGATTCTCTTGCTGCAGCACCAATTGACTTTGACGAAGTTGAATTGGTTAGAATTGGTGCTAGCAATCCAATTCCTTTGGAAATTAATGGAGACCTAAAACTAGCTAATAACACGATTTCCACCATTGTCAATGACCTAGTGATAGCACCAAATTCTGGTCAGAAAGTTGAAATAGATGCTATCACTTCTTTGGTAATTCCAGTTGGAGATAAGAACTCTAGAGGTAATGCTGTTCAAGGATCTATCCGCTATAACACTACTGATCTAACATACGAAGGTTATGATGGAACTCAGTGGGGATCTCTTGGTGGAGTCAAGGACGTTGACCAGAACACATACATTATTCCCGAGACTGCTCCTGGTGCAAATGAGAATATCCTATACTTCTACAACAATAATCTGAACACCTTGCGAGTTACGGAAACCGCAATGGAGTTCCAAGATATTGATACTATCACTTCTCTAGGAGCAGGTGGAGTTAAAGATCTACTCAATATTAACGCTAATGTTGTAACGTTTGACAATCTCGCTACAAGTATTCAGAACACGGATACTGATAGAACCTTCTTCTTCACTACAAAACAGAACTTCGACTTTGGTCTATCTTCTGGTCTAACTACAGATACCCTGTTGAGACTAACTGATGATGGAGATGTCTTCTTCAACCTAGGTTTTGGAACTGGTGTTTACAATGGTCTCAAGATTATCAATGAAGACCTAACTGCGGTTGAACTGCAAAAATACGCAGTACGCACAGATCAAACTGCTCTAACAAAAGACACAATTGATCAGGGTGCTACTGTTCTATATAATCCAACTGATGAGGCATCCGCTAAAGTCACGTTGACTGCACATAATAAGACTTCTGGTCAAAAAGAATTCTTGGAGTTTGCAGTTATTGACAATGGAACGGATATTGTATATACAGAATACAATAACCTCAAGACGGGTCAAGAAATTGTATCAGTCCTCTTTGACTTCGATGCTAACAACAATGTTCGTCTTACTTACACATTAGACAGCGGTCTAAACACAAACAACGCAGTAGACGTGACAGTCGTCACATACGTAACTAAGAGGTAAAAATGGCATCTAATCTTCAAAACTTAGATTCTCTAGGAGGTTTCTCTGTAAACAATACAGAGATTGTTACCGAAACTTATGACGTAAAAAACGTCAATACATTTGAGATCAAAAATTCTTTCTATGATGATAGCACCACATCTCATTATATCTTAAGAGGTCTTAATACTACTATTCTTCAGGTAGATAATGCTGGTGCTCAGATTATCTTGCCATCAAATACTATCAATTTTATTGAATCTACAATCGTAGCAGTAAATGATACTGGCGGTGGATCGCTTGTAGAAAAACTAGAAAGTGCAATTTCTTGTGATTCTGCGGGCAATTTGGCAGAGATGTCTACCATGACAACTATCATCAAAGATAATATTCCAGTAGGTCAAACTTGGACTATTGATCCTTTTGTTGGTGGTTCTACAAACAGATTTAGCTACACCACTTCCAGAGCAGGAACAACTATTTCAATTAAGTGGATTGCATACACTAGAGTAGTGAGTATTGAATGGACATGATGCTAAATAGATAGGAGAATAAAACCTACGGCAAGGCTGAGTAAGAAATGAGTTTTCAGTTAAATTCCGATAGAGAAACGATTAGAGCTATTGCTCCTACTCTAGTTGGTACACAAGAATTATCTATTAGAAATGGTACTGGTTCTGATGAGAAAGAAGTTCTCAGAACTCTACTTGATCCGAACACGGACTTGCCCCGTGTTGGTATCAACAGAACTGGAAACAGGATTGATAGAATTGTTGTAAATCTGGGTGGTACTGGATATACAACTCAACCGACTGTAAACATTGCTCCACCACCTGCTGGAGGAACTCAAGCACTTGGAACTGCTATTATTGATGAAGGTTTCGTCACAGCTGTTCTGGTTGACAACCCTGGTCTAGGATATACAACTGCTCCTGCTGTAACTATTACTGGTGGTAATGGTACAGGTGCTCAAGTCGAAGCATTCCTTGATACAGTTGATTTTGAACTTGATATTAATGGTGCTATTAGAACCTCTACGTCTATCATTTCAGATACGGCAAGAATTCTAAACCTGGATATTGATAACTTTATTACTCCAGACGCTAAATTTAGAGCACCTGATCTTAAAACATATGCAAATGGTACAGGTATTCCCTGGTCGGCAAATGTTATTGTTCAGAAAGATGCCTATAGGTTTAGGGGTCCAAATGTATACCAGGCACTTAATGCTGGTGAAACGGGATCTTCAGCTCCACTACACAAAGATGGCACTGAACTAAATGGAGAGGTAAACTTTAAGCACATTGGTTTTCGTGTTAATGATGTTAGTGGTTATAAGTACCAAGAAACTGGAGAATCTGGTGAGTTCCCACGTTCTATTACACCTCTTCTTGGAGATAGATCTACTAAGATTGCAACCACAGAATACGTCCTCAACCTAGCGACAAATGACGTTGGTGGTCGTATTTACGTTTCTTCGCAGATTGGTAATGACCTGAATGATGGTCGATCTGCAGTTGCTCCTGTCCGTACCATTAAAAAGGCAGCACAACTTGCATGGGCAACTCCTGGCGTCAAAGAAACCCTTATCGTTTCTGGTGGTGACTATGTAGAAGATAACCCAATCTCTCTGCCACCCGATGCATCGGTTGTTGGTGATAACTTGCGTCTGGTTATCATTCGTCCTGCAAACCCAAGAAAGCACATCTTTAAATTTGGTGACAAGAACTATGTCATCGGTGTTACCTATCGCGACCAGATTGACTCTTCTGGTGATGCTGTCGCAACTTGGGACTTTGCGATGGTCTTTGATGACAAGCAAAGAATCAACTATGACTATACAGTCAATGGAGATTTTGGTACTCAATTCCCAATTGGTACTCAAATCTTTGGACCAGAAAAGTTCCGTGCTGACTTCCAAACAAACACTGGTCTTGCAAACCTAGTATCAAGTCTTCCTGTTAGAGGTGTTAACACTGGTGCTCAAGGTGTTCTTGAGAGGGTAGAATTTACTACTATCATTGGACCATCTGCTTATGTGGGTGGTAATGTTGACTTCTCAGTCACTAGCGGTACGTTTACCGCTGGTGAAACATTCCAATTTGGTGGTCAGGGTAGTATTAGGTGGCAACCTGATACAGTATATACTACTGGTCAAATACTCTGGGCAACAGATTTCGTATATACGGTTGCTGTTGGTGGTACTTCTGCTGCTAGTTCTCCTGTTCACGATACTGGCACAGTTGCTTCTGGTCCCGATACACTAGAACTCACTTACCTTAGAGACGCCTACGAATTTGTTTCTACTGACATTAGGTCAATTAGAGCAGAGGGTGAAGTTGTTTTTGAAGATACAAATATTACTGATGCTCTCCCTATTGTTAGAGTTGACTTCTCCCTCCAAGGAGATCCAAGTATTGCAACTGGTGGTTTCCAAGATCCAGGATCTCCAGAAGATCTTGGTGGTATTGTTTTCTATACGAACGCACTGGTTGGTAGACAGAATACACACGACTTCAAAGAAGGTCAGGAGATTGTTATTGAGGGAATGCCCACAAGTTCTCCAGACTTGTCGTTCCTGAATGGTAAGCAAAGAATTTATAAAGTTCTAGAAGATGCTGATGGTCGTGCTAGAAGATTTGTTATTCCTAAGAAGACCACAATCACTACTACAGATAACTTTGATCCTGGTCAGTTCTGTTCTGTTAGATCTTACGAGAAGTCGATTACTATCTCCCTTCTCAACTCTCCAAACAGATTCCCAATGGCAACACCGATTGCCAGAAGGTATCAAGACGCTTGCCTACAGATTAGAAACAACGTAGAGTTCATCGCAGATGAAGTTGTAGGTAAGATCAATGATCAATTCAAGAAAGAATACTATTCAGTATATGGTATTGGTGGCACCCCTGACGCTCAGTTCACACCAACAAATGTAACTTACGATCCTGCTACTGGTGATACTGTATTTACAGTCAACAATCACGGATTGTCTATTGGTGATGGTGTATCAATTGCTGATCAGTCCATCACATTTACATGTACGATGGATGGTAATAAGACTGAGCACGCATTACCTGATACAGATCAGTATGCTAGTGGCAAGTCTCTGCCAATCACAGCAGTCACAACTAATACGTTTACTCTAAACGTAGGTGCATCTGGTCCAAACCAACTATTCACACCATCTGCTGCAACTTATAATCCATCAACAGGTGCTCTTAATCTAACAATTGGTACTCATACACTATCTGTTGGTGAGGGTATCGTTATTGACGATAACTCCCTGTCGTTCACTTGCGACATGGATAACAACCAGTCTACTAAGACTTATCCACGTCCAGGAATCGATCCTTTCGCTGGTAGGTCTATGCCTATCACCGAGATTTCGGAAACTAGCATCACAGTTAACGCTGGAGTATCAAGACCAAACCAATACTTTACTCCATCCGCTGCTACTTACGATGCTTCTAATGGAGATCTGACAGTTACTGTAGGACAGCATGGTCTGGGTGTTGGTCGTAGTGTTGTTCTCGAAGACAATTCCTTCACCTTCACTTGCGATCAAAACGGACATGCTACCGAGCATACGTATCCTCGTCCTGGTCAAGATCCTTATGCAGGTCAGTCTATTGCAATTACTGCGGTTGGATCTACTCAGCATACAGTTACCAATGCTGTATATACTGCTTCCAATGGACAGGTTGATATCACCATTGCCAATCATGGATTCCAAGAAGGTGATTATATCAAGTTTGATGACTCATCTCTAACCTTTACATGTAATCTAGATGGCAACACAGTTCAGAAGTCATATCCTCGTGCTGGTTATGACTATCCATCTGGTCGTTGGTTGCCTATCACCAATATTTCTACAAATGGATTCCGCGTTAACATTGGTCCTTCCGACTACACAGGTGCTCATACCTTCGTTAGTGCAACTACTAATGGTCTTTCCCGTCAGGATGGAACTTTTACTATTAATGTAGGAAATGCAGGAACTGCATCTGGTTCTACCCACCTCTTTGTATCTGCTACCACTAATGCTATTAAGCATGAACCACAATCTACCCACACATTTGTAGGTGCAACATCAAATGCTGTTAGACATCTTCCACAATCTGCTCACACATTCGTAAGATCCCAAACGAATTCCCTAAGCATTGGTGGTTCTGAACTGAAGATTTACCTAGGAACATCTAGATTTGTACACGATTATGTAAGTGGTGGTACTGTTACTTTCGGTGGATCCACATACAATATCACCAACTTTGTATACGACAACGTTGTCACTGGCGAAGCAACCATTACGCTTAATGCTCCTGTTGCTAATCTATCTGAGGATGCAACTGTACAAGTTGCAGATATCCTCCTAGAGTGTACTGTAGATGGTGTAGTTACCCAGAAGGTCTATCCAAGTTTCAGCATCCCTGTAAGCGACGAGAAGTGCCGTAGAGACGTTGGTCACTTCATTAGTGCAATCACTAGAGACCTTGAATATGGAAGTAACTATAACGTTATCGATGCAGCGAAGAAATACATCGATGGAACTAATACAGAAATTGATTTTGTCAATAACGAAATTATTCAAACAGTACGTGCTCTAGAATATGCTAGAGAACTGATGATCCACGCTATGAGAAAGTGGCGTACTGGTACAGGTGCTCCTGGTCAACCAATTTATACTCCTCAGTATTCTTCTCTCCCACAATACTTTGACCCAACAATCATTGATGACCTCTCGTCACCCGCTTGTGCTAACGTTGCATCTGCAATCGATACGCTTGCATATCTGTTTATTGATGTTCTTGCAAACAATTCTTCTGGAACATATCTAGATGGAGCATATCTGATTGCTAGAAACAGAGATCTGATTGCTGATGAAGCGTACAAGCAGACTCTGGTTCAATATCCTAACCTAGCACTCAACAACATCGATGAGCGTAAGTGCCGTAGAGATATCAACCATATTATCAGTGCTCTCCTAAGAGACCTTGTTCTTGGTGGTAACTTTGGTATCGTCAATGCTGCTGAGTTCTACTTCACTGGTGCTGCACTAACTGGCATTCCCGCTTCTGAACTAGCACCTACTAGATTTGCATTCCAAGAAGCAAAAGATCTTTGTATCGCAGCAATGCGTAACTGGTTAGATGATGCTGGTAATGCAGTTCTAACACCTCTATCGGACATTCCTCAGTTCACTGATACTAGCATTCTTCCTGACCCTGCTGGTATTCCTCTCTGTGCAAACGTACAGGCGTCTATCAACACAGCATTTACTTTGCTGGATAATATTCTCCTTTACGCAGTTGACACAAATAATGGTATTGCTCCTGGTGCTACCACTAGAGACACAGGAACTCTCTTTGATACTTCTACACTCATCACATATCCCGAGAGCACAATCTACGATCAGACTGGACTTAGAATTACTCCACGTTCTGACTTTGCAGATAACCCAATCATTGAAGCATCTCCATATACTCAAAACTCTTCTGTTATTTCCTTCCTAGGTGGTGGCGGTGCTGAGGTTGATGGTGCTAAGGTCAAGCAACCTAACTGCCCATTCCCTGGTCTAGAACTAGATGGTTCTGCAACCTTCCCTAATCAGGGTAAGTCGATGGTTGCTTCGGCATTCACGATCGTTTCCTTTGGTGGTACAGGATATAAGGTTATCAATGATGGTTACACTCAGTTGGTTTCCGTCTTTGTTATCTTCTGTGCTGATGGTGTTCTTGCTGAGTCTGGTGGTTACTGCTCCATCACAAACTCTGCAACCAACTTTGGTATCTTTGCTCTCCGTGGTAGTGGATTTAGAGAGGAAGCATATACATTTGACGTTGGTCAAATTACTAACGTATCTTCTACCCCAACTGGTAGAACAATCTTCACAGTCAATGGTCTTGGAAGAGAACCACTAGAGCACTACGTTGTTAAAGTTGATGGATTCTCCAATATCAACCCAGACATTGAATACTTCGTTGACGTTGTTGAAGGCGTAACAGTTGGTCCTCCTTTCTCTGCTCAACTTACACTAGAGTCTGGTTCTGGTGGTGGTGCAGAATTCAAGCAAGATTCTACTGGCAACCCAGTTAGTGTTGGATCAATGGTCGGTGAGACCCTAAGATTGCACAGACCATCCATCGTTAACTCTTCTTCCCACACCTGGGAATTTGCAGGTTCTGGTACTAATTACAACGCTCTACCAGAAAACGGCGGTACTAAGGTCGAAGCATACGAACAGGTTTCTGAAAACTATGGTCGTGTATACGTCTCTGGTACTGACGAACTGGGTGACTTTAAGGTTGGTACGTTCGCAAGAATCGAAAACAGAACTGGTGCAATTACCTTCACGGGTACTGTTACGATCTCGGAAGTTGAATTCTTGAAACTGAAGGGTGGCGACGTTGTTGTTACTGGTTTCGACGCATCCAACACACTGGGTGGTGCTAACTCCACCGACTCTAAACTGCCTACACAGAAAGCAGTTAAGGATTATATTACCAACAACCTTGGTCCATACCTCAACAAACCATATTCTACAAACCCAGTTCCTAGAGCACTGGTTGAACTTACCGATTCAGGTAAGATCTCCGAAGATCAGATTCCACCTCTACGTCCTTTCCAGGTTTACACAGTTGCAAACCTACAAGAAAGAGTTGCTATTGAAGGCGCACTTGCTGGTGACATCGCGATCCAACAGGATACATCAACGTCGTTCATTCTAAACAATGATAACGATAGTTTGTTCGTATCGTTCCCAGTAGACTCCACTCTACAATTTACTATTGGCGATGTCTTCACTGGTAGTAATACTGGCGGTAAGATTCAGGCAACTGAGTATAGAGAAGGTGTTGTATATCAGATTAACATCACTGATGGTGGTTCTGGTTACGTTACTCCTCCTGTTGTTACTCTCTCTGGTGGTAATCCACAAGCAGGTGCTATTTCGGCAAACGCAACTTGTGAAATCGCGAATGGCATTGTTGTTCTAGTAACCATTGAACTATTCAATGGTCTCATCGGTGGTAAAGGATATACCTCTGCTCCCGTTGTTACTTTCGCCGCTCCTGCAGGTTCTGGTACACAAGCGCAAGGCAATGCGCTGATTGAGTCCAGACTCTATGGCGACATTGTTAACAACATTAAGATAGAAGACACCGATGATATTGAATCTAGTGATGTTCCCTCGGAGACTATTAACCTCTCTCGTGTTGTTAATACATCTGCAAGCAACAGCAACAACTGGGTATCTCTATCCTCCAACCAGATTGCTGCAAACGACATTACCTCTGGTGTTATCGCTACTGCTCGACTGGCATTCAACAATGCTGCAGCAAACTCGTTCTCCTTCCTAAGAGGTGATCAGTCATACGCTCCTGTAATTCAGTCCCTGAAGGGTGCTGAGACCAGATACTTTGCTAAGTTGACTTCTCAGGCAAATAGCGGTTCTTCTCAGTTGATCTTCGCTACAAACTCCGATGTACTACTGGGTCACGAAGTTGTAGCAAACATCAATGGTATTCAACCAAATACCAATATCACTGGTATTTTAACTGCTGCTGGTACAACTACAGTTTCGATTGACAATCCACTGACTGCCACGATTCCAATTAATAGCGTTATTGAATTCGAGAGAGGTCAGTCACCACTGACATTTGAATCTTCCTTGACTCAAGGAGACTTTATCGATTCTGTTGTTATCGCAGCGGGTGGTAGCGGATTTACCGATGGTCAGTATTTTGACGTTGAACTAACTGGTGGTGCTGGTACAGGACTGAAAGCAAATATCATTGTTGTCGCAGGTTCTGTTACAGAACTGACACTAACTGCTTCTGGATCTGGTTATCTAAATGACTTTACAGTATCTTCTGCACCAGCAGAAATTGGTTCTGGATCTGGTCTGGTACTTCTTGCTAAACTCAGTACAGTTAACAAGCAGTTCGCGAACGTTGCTATTGACATTGCTAGAGTATCTGACCTAACAATTTCTGCTGATGAGTATGGAACAATCGGTGTTAGCAGATTCTATAAGGATCAGTTTGATATCGGTCTAGCAGGAAATGGTTCTATCAAACTGAAGACTGGTGCAGATTCTGGTCTTGATGCTGACAAACTAGACGGCGCTCAAGGTTCATATTATCTAAACTCTAGCCACCAGAACGCTGGTACTCTACCAGTTGATAGATTATCTGGTACTTACAATATCAGTATTGCTAACCAGTCTGGTAGTACCCTAAAACTGAATAGTTCTACTAGCAACCTAAATTCCAACCCAACTCCCGACGCATACAACGTTGGTATTATTGCTGATACAAGAAACAACTCTGCTGATGGACTAAATGATGGCGGAAACCAGCACGTCACCCTAACGATTAGAAATGGAGGTTCTGGTTTTGATGCAGGTTTGGGTGGTGTAAGGCAACTTGCATTCACGGATAACGATAACATGTATATTCGTGGTTCTGGTTCTACACTAGCAACCTTTGGTACATGGGCAAAAGTCTGGCATTCTGACACATCTCGTGGTGGAATGGGAGAATTCTCTGGTCTTGATGCTGATAGACTTGATTTCCGTGAAGGTTCTTTCTATCAAAATGCCATCAATATGAACACTGGCATTTTCAGTGACAATAGATTACCATCTCACCAAACAGCGAAGGACTTCCAGGATTCTATACGTGTTCTTGACTGGGATGGTAAAGCAAGATATAAGATTCTTGTTAGAGATGAACTTCTAACAGCAACTCCATTCTTGGTAGGTCAGCAAGTTAACCTATATGCTGCCAATGGTACTGCTCCTGGTCGTATTGCAATTACAGAAGTTGCTGTTAACCAGGATATTAATGATGCATATAACAACTACACACTAATCACGGGTACACTTGTAACTGGTAACTTTATTGGTGCAATTGAAATTGGTACTACAGCACAAAGCTATCCATTCCAAGACTTCAGTATTGCAACATTAGATGCTAACGCTGATGGTCTGGTTGATGGTACATTTGAAGTTGCTGCTCTTGAAAGTGATGGTGGTGCTGCAAGACTGAAACTTGGTAGAAATGATCAGACATCTGCAACTGATCCTTCAATCTTCTTCAGATCTTCTTTGTTCCCTGCTACCAATTATAACTCAGCAATTATCGCTACGGGTGGTAATTCTACTGATGGATCTGGTTCTCTAGAGTTTAAGACAGCAAACGTCAATGCAATGACGTTGTTGGGTAACATTCTGTGGAACGAAGGAAACCTAGTTCCATATGTATCAAATGTTGGTTCTGCTTACGGACCTAATAATAATGCTTGGGATGCTGCAAATCCAGATGACAATGTAACGCTGAGAAGCATTGTCATGAGAGACAAAGATGGCAACTTCAACGCTGGTACTATCACAGCAAACCTAACTGGTGCTGCTTCCTTGAACGTTCTCAAGGCAGGCGATACGATGTCAGGCACACTGATCATCTCTGGTATCTCTGCAGCAAATCAGGCGCTGAGTGTGTCTGGTAGAGCAGACTTCCTAAGCAACATCACAGTTAATAACGACCTTACAGTCAATGGCACCACGCTTCACGTTGATGCAACTGACGACACAGTAAGCATCGGTACTACTTCTTCCGATTCTGCTGTAAAACTTCTGATTGTAGAAGACGCTGATCAGGATGTTGTCCTGAGAATGTATTCATCCTACAATGTTGGTGGTGCTGCAAATCAGCGTGATGCAGTAATTCAATTGCTGGGTCAAGATGGCACTCGCGATGAAGGTCTTGAAATTAAGTATGATAATAGTATTGGTGATGTATACTTCAAGCAACTATTCAATTCAATCACGACTGATGTTGCGATTCGTTTTGGCACTGGTGCATTCGGTGATAATGCTCTCACTATTACTGGTAACGGCAACCTGGGTATCCAGATGGAAGCCGATGACGCATTTGAATTGGATGTAAATGGATCTGCAAGGATCAAGACTGCTCTTAACATTGCTCGCGCTGAGAATAATGGTGGTGCTCCTGCAATCTTCGCAGGTGCAACTGGTGCATCTAATGGATCAGGTGGTTATCTAAGCAACTTCCGTGTTGGTAACCAACTACTACAAGCAGATACGTTTGAAATCACACCTAGTGATGGAACACAAGGTGCTCTAGTTTGGAAATCTACTCCAGCACTTGCAATTCAAGGTTCCGAGAACCGAGTCGCAATCAACACTCTCCAGTTTGGTGGTACTGATACTACAGTATCTCCACAGGTCCAGAGAGAATATCAACTCAACATTCAAGGTGATATCAACATCAATGGTTTCGTCTTCCAGAACAATGCTGAGTTCGTTACTTCCAGATGGACAGAATCTGACAATGAACTAGACATCTACAGAGAGTCTAAAGTTTGGATCAACCCAGATTCTACTGAAGCTGGATTCACTGGTGACCCTGACTATGATCTTCAAGTCGGTGGTGGAAATAACGCTGGTCACCTAGGACTACATGGTGTCATGTATGTTAGAGATACTCCTCAGTGGATTGATACCACTGGTATTATTAAGAACTCTGCTAGTACAATTGCAGAGGATGTGACTATCCCAGCAAACGCAAACGCAATGTCGATTGGTCCCATCACGATTCAACCAGGAATCACTATTGATGTGATTGGTAACTGGAACATTATCTGATAAATATATAAAGAAAAGAACCTCAAGTCCGTTTAAACTATGTCTAGTCTAAATGTAGGAACTGTAACGTTATCCAATGGATTGACACTTCCTTCTTATACATCATCTCCTGATAACAGACCTTCCCATGCTGCAGGAAAAACTATCTATGATTCCACTTCGGATACTATCCAGGTTTCTGATGGAACTCAATGGATTAGTGCTGGATCCTCTGGTTCTGGTCTAGTTACTGCAACAGGCGGAGAAATCACTTTTGCAGGAGGTTATAAAGTTCACACATGGTATAACGTGGGTGAATACAATTTCCAAGTTCAGGGTGCAGCATCTGGTGCTACCATTGAAGTTCTTGTAGCTGCTGGAGGTGGATCTGGAGGAACTATCGGCGGCGGTGGCGGTGGCGGCGGTGTTTGCTACAATGGATCATTCCCAGTCTCTGTTGGTTCTTATCCAGTAAAAGTTGGAGCAGGTGGATCTACACCACTTTCTGGATATCCTGTAGCAAAAGGAAATAGTGGATCTCCTTCTAAATTTGGAAACCACGAAGCATACGGCGGTGGTGCTGCTGGATCCTGGGGTCCTAATGCTAGAGAGTCAGGAGAACCAGGAGGATCTGGTGGTGGCGCAACTGGTCCTGGTCCTAGGGCACCATCGCTAGGAGTTGCAACTCAAGGTGTTGCTCCTGGTAGTGGTGTTACTCATGGAAATCCTGGTTACGAAAATGGTAACAGAGTTTCTGGAACACACTCGGGTACTCACACTGGCGGTGGTGGCGGTGGTGCAAACCCCAATAACACTCGTAACGGAAGAGTCGGTGGCGATGGAATCACTTACATGGGTCTAACTGTCGGTGGTGGCGGCGGCGGTGGAACCCACGAAAACTATGGTACTGCTCCTATTGCAACTCCTGCTGCTCCTGGCGGTGGTGGTCGCGGTGCATCCAGATCTTCTCAGTTCGCAGGTGGCGGCGGTCAAGGTTGGGGTGAACCAGGACAAGTTAATACTGGTGGCGGCGGAGGCGGCGGCTGGTATAATGGTGGTGGTAATGGTCAAGGATCTGCTGGTGGTCCTGGCATCGTTCGTGTCCGTCATACAGTCTAATATATGTCCCTTTACAATGTTGAGGAAAATTTCCTCAGTGAAGAAGAGTTTGATCAACTAACTACACAAACAATATACAATCACTACTTCCCGTTGTATCTGAAGCACCGAGTAGCATCGGCGTCTTCAGACGACGGGATTTATTTTACTCATAATTTCTTTTTTGGTGGGGAAGCGTGTAGTGATTATTACAAACATCTTCTTCCTATTCTCCTAAGAATTAAACCCAAAAAATTACTTAGAGTTCAATTAAATTTATTCCCCAAAACTGCTGAGATCGTACAGCACGACTGGCATACTGATATGCTGTGGGATCATAAGGGTTGTATAGTTTACCTAAATAGTAATGACGGATCAACCTTGTTAATGGAAGATGATGAGAATGCCGTGAGCATTCGTTCTATATCAAACAGAGCATTATTTTTCAATCCAGGAAAACTCCACTGCAGTACGACATGTACTGATTCTGAATTCAGAAGCAATATCATTTTCAACTATGAGTGATTTTTATAATGTGTTTTCTATACCTGTATGGAAAACAAAAATAACCAAGGATGATTATGATAAAGATCTCATCCTTGGAGAGATGCTACACAACTTTAAAGTAGATCCCAAAAGAAATACTTGGGATAAGGTGATGCCAACTACTATGAAAAGTAACTGGCATCATTCCAACAATGATGAATCTGATGAAAGATTTAAGTCTGTCAGTTACGAAGAGTCTGGTTTAACTTCGGTTATCAACTCGAAGGTTAGAGAATTCTTTTCTCATCTCGGGTTGAATTCTGATGTCAATTATTTTTTTCAAATAACAAACTACACAGTATCCACTGAAGGATACTTTCTGACTAGTCATGGGCACGGCAGTGACTCTTTTAGTTCAGTTCTGTTTGTTCAATTTGATAAACTAAATCACCCATCTACTTATTTCAACAATCCATTTAGTGCAGCAGATCAAACACGTTGGTTGCAAAAAGATTTATATAATTCTTTTGACAATCGAAACCCGTTTTTCAGTTATATGCAAGATACATGGGCGATCGATACTGACGAAGATGACTACATGATTTTCCCTGGACACGTTAAACACGAGGTTCCTACAGTAGGAAAATCAAACAAAGAACGAGTAACTATTTCATGCAATATTAAGGTCTATAAAGATGTCTAAAGAAATCAATTCTATTACTATTGTTGGTGGTGGTAGTGCTGGATGGATGTCTGCAGCTACCATGATTAGATTTTTCCCCAACAGAAAAATTACGATCATTGAAAGTCCTGATTTTCCTATTGTAGGAGTTGGAGAAAGCACTCTAGGACATATCAATCAGTGGTTAAATCTTCTTGGAATTCATGAAGATGACTTCATGAAAGAATGTGATGCATCATACAAATTGAGCATCAAGTTTACAGACTTCTATGCCAAGGGTGATGGTGGTTATCACTATCCATTTGGACCACCACTAAAAGATGGTACTGAACTTGGACTCAATGACTGGCATGTCATGAAGTTGTTTGCTCCTGGTACTCCAGTACAAGACTTTGCTAGATGTTTTAATCCCATTACTCTACTAGCAGAACAAAACAAAATTGATAAAAATGAGAGTGGTCACCTAGACAACTTTGATTTTTCAAGGGATGCTGCATATCATTTTGATGCTGTAAAGTTTGGTCAATGGTTGAAGAATAACTATTGTCTCCCTAGGGGGGTAGAACTTATTGCTGCTTCTGTTAAAGATATTACTACTGATGAAAATGGTATTGAGTCTTTGATTCTAGATGATGGTACAGAACATTCTGCTGACATGTATCTAGATTGCACTGGATTTAAGAGTATGCTTCTTGCTGGTGCTATGAAAGAAGAGTTCATTTCTTATAGAGATGTTGTTCCAAATAACAGAGCATGGGCAACCAGAATGCCATATACAAATAAAGATGAGCAATTGCAACCTTATACAAATGGCACTGCCCTGTCATCTGGTTGGGTATGGAACATTCCTTTGTGGAGTAGAATTGGTACAGGGTATGTTTATAGTGATGATCACATTACTCCAGAAGATGCTCTAAAAGAATTCCAAGAACATATTGGAAGAGATGATCTTGAGTTTAGAGATATCAAGATGCGTATTGGAATTCATAAAAACGTATGGACAAAGAACGTAGTTGGTATTGGACTAGCAGGTGGATTTATTGAACCATTAGAGAGTAATGGTTTGTTTACTGTACATGAGTTCCTTCTCAAATTGACCAGATCTATTGCAAAACCTTTTGTAAATCAATTGGACAGAGATATCTTTAATATGTCTGTTCGTGATATATTTGATACGTTTGCTACATTTGTTGGTTTACATTATCGACTCAGTTCTAGAAACGATAGTTCTTATTGGAGAGATGTTACAGAAAGAACTAATCTTCGCGAGGAAATTCTAAGAATCCCTCAGATGCAAACAGACTTTAGACATCTTGCTGCAGCAAAAATGATTGATGAGCAATTTACCGATGGGGGACAAGCATACATTGCTACTGGTATGCATTATCCTTTGATTGATGATTCGACTTTACTTTCGTGGACATATCATAATGATGTAGACTACAGAAAGTTGGCACAAAGAGCAGCACTTAGATTTACACGTAGAAAAAATATGTGGCAAAGTGTTTCGGATATTGCGCCAACATTGCACGAACACTTGGCAAATAAATATGAGTATGAGGTAAATTAATTATGGCATTTGAAGCGATGTGGTATAAATCTCATCTTCCAGAAGAGATTATTGATCCCATGATGGAGCACTTATGGGACTCCGATAATTTTATTGATTCAGAAACCAAAAGTGGTCTACAATTAGATATTAGAGATAGTCAACACCAATGGATTCCTGATAGTCATTGGGTGTGTGGGTTGTTGTGGCACTACGTGAATCTAGCAAACAATGCTAACTTTGGTTATGACATCACTCAGTTTGATCATAATGCAATTCAATACACTAAGTATGAAGCTGGTCAATATTATGGATGGCATAAAGATGATGGTGTTGCCGCTATTGATCCTAATGATAAAACCAAACAAATCAGAAAATTGTCTGTCGTAGTTCAGTTGTCTTCCCATGAAGATTACACTGGAGGAGAATTCCAGATGATGGAAGATATCAATAGAACTTTCTTTGCTCCAAAGCAAAAAGGTACTATTATCATTTTCGATAGTAGACTTCCCCATAGAGCAAAGAAAGTATTGACTGGCGAAAGAAGATCTCTTGTCGCTTGGGTAACTGGACCTCAATGGAGATGAGTATGAAGTGGAATGACTGGTCTGTAATCCTCGTAAGAAATATAGTAAATCCTATTCGTTTATATGATGGTATTCCCGAAGAACGAGGAGCAATAAGATACAACCCCGATGGTGTTGTATGGGAACCAAGTGAAGGTCCACTTGGAGTAGATGGCAGTTTATCTAGATATAATCATCCAAAATATAGAGAACTTCATTATGAGTTAAAATCTAAAATAGAAAATGTCATAGGAGATGTTTTATACCCATCATATTTTTATGACAGATTTTATTTTAAAGGACAAGAGTTGGTAGAGCATACTGATCGACCAGCATGTGAAGTAAGTATTTCTATTAATTGTTCTCACAATCTAGATTATGATTGGCCAATTTGGTTTAGAACTCCAGAGGGTGATGACATTCCTTTGATTACAAATCCTGGAGATGCAGTAATTTACAAAGGTGAAGAGAGACCTCATTGGAGAAAACCAATGAAAGGGAATGCTAAATCTTATTTCCATCAACTCTTTATGCATTATGTTCGTAGAGATGGTCCACACTTGGAACATGCATACGACAAAAGCAACACTATAAATAAACTATAGGAACAAAGTCTCAACAGATAACATAACATGTCGGAAATTAATGTTGGTGATTTAAACGTATCTAACGAACTTAGATTACCTTTATATAATAGTTCTAACAGACCTGTTAACCCTGCTACTGGGTTTATGATCTTCAACACCACTGAAGAGAAGCTGCAGATTTGGGACGGATCTAACTGGAAGAGTTTTGGTCAAAAGAATTACGATATTAGTGCTACTGGAAGCTATCAGTCGATCGATTTGACCAACGAATATAATGGATATCGCTGTTATAAGTTTACTGGCGATGGAACTATTACAGTAAACCAAAGCAACCCAGACGACGGTGTAGAATTCGTTCTCATTGCTGGAGGCGGTGGCGGAGGAGGAGTTATTGGTGGCGGAGGTGGTGGCGGTGGCGTCATCTATCGCAGAAGTGTATATCTATCACCAGGAACTTATAGTATTACGATTGGACAAGGTGGTGCTGCTGGAACTGGATGGAATAGTCCTCAACAGGAAGGAACTGCTGGCGGTCCTTCAATCTTTACTGACAATGCTGGATTCACATATGAAGCAGTAGGAGGAGGCGGTGGTTGCGCTCACGGCGGCGCTTCTCCAAATAGAATTGCTGGTCAAGGCGGTTCTGGTGGTGGTAGTGCAAACGTTCAGCGTCGTGGTGGCAATGCTATCGGCAAAAACTTTGGACCACAAGATACCGACAAAGGACATGATATTAGATCTGTGTACACCAATAGTAATGAAGCACATGCGTCAACTGATGTTTTAGGAAGGAGTGGTCAAAATTGGGATGCAGTCGAAACTGCTACTAATATGGCTAGAGGAGTGCAAGGTCACGCTGGAGGAATCTGGGGTGATGGCGACGCAGGCGCTGGTGGCGGCGGTTGTGGATCTAATGGTGGCAATGGTGGTGCTCCCCGAGATACTGGGGGAGAAGGTGGTCATGGATGCTATTTCGATTTGGATGGCAACATGACTGGATATGCTGGCGGTGGTGGCGGCGGTGTCCGAGGCACTGGTCGTCGTCGTGGAGTCAAGGCAGGTGACTATGGCGGTGGAGATGGAGGTAGATCTACTTCTGCTCCAGTATCTTTCGGCAGTCCAACCCCCAATAATGCTGAAGCTGGCGGCACCAATCGTGGCGGCGGTGGTGGCGGTGGGGGTTATAATGCTCCCAGAGGCGGCGCTGTCGGTGGTCCTGGTGGATCAGGAATATTCATGATTAGATATAAGAGGACATAAAAATGGCATTGGATTTAACATATGTTGCTTCTCTAACTGAAGCACAAAGACAAACAATCGTTACAGTAATTAATCACATTGAAGACGAGGAACCATTTGGTCCTGGTGTAACTTCTGATTGGATTGATGAGATGAGAGAAACTCTCCGTCTTTCTGCACCCAGACAGGAAGATATTGATCAATGTGAAACACTGAAAAAAATCGCAAACACAAAACTCACATATTCTGTTAATAGACTTGCTGATGACAAAGGACTACCTGTTGTCACTATTACGGGTAACACTCTAGAACTTGACAGAGTGTTTATCGAAGACTAATATAAATACTACGTATCGTAATTTTTAACAATGGACACTGAACAACTGAGAAAGAATTTTGACGAGCAACTTGCTAGTACAGAAAAGCAAATTACTGAACTGAAAGCAAATCTCGCGAAAGCAGAAGAGTATAAACTTAAACTAGTTGGTGGTATCGAAACGCTGGATCTACTTGCTGGACCAGCAGCAGAAGAAGCACCCGCTGAAGCACCTGCAGAATGACACGAATCCCTGCTTCCTAAATAGAAGTAGGGATTTTTTGTATCTAGGTGCATGGCTACACCAACAAGTAAAGCAGAATTAATTGAATACTGCGAACGCCAGTTAGGTGCGCCTGTCCTGCAGATCAACATGGATGCCACCCAAAAGGATGACATCATCGATCAGGCGATTCAATATTATCACGAATACCATTTTGATGGTGTTGAAAGGATGTATCTCAAACATCAGTTTACTGCTGATGAGGTAACTCGTTTCAATGAAACTGATGCTGCGTCTACATCTGCTGACGGGACTGCATGGGAGAACAGGAGCAACTACATTGAGGTTCCTGAACTTGTCATTGGCATTCAAAAAGTATTTGGTGTTTCCTCAAACTTTATGAGGAACAACCTTTTTGGTATGAGTAACCAATACTATTTGATGGACCTGTTCTCGTTCTCTTCAGGTTCTGCATTTAGTTTTGGTAACTTTGACTTGACAAACTACTTCATGATCAAGCAGCACTTCGAGACTATTGATATGATTATCAATACAGGTGCTCTGGTTGAGTATAGGTTTAACAAGAGACAAGACAAGTTGTATATTGATATCGATAAGTCTAGGATTGTAGAAGATCAGTATCTCCTTATTGACTGCTACAGATACCTAGATCCATCTACTCATACTCAAGTATTCAACGATAGTTTTGTCAAGAGATATGCTACTGCTCTTATGAAGAGGCAGTGGGGACAGAATCTAATCAAGTATAATAACGTCTCTCTTCCTGGCGGCATTAACCTTAATGGTCGCCAATTATGGGAAGATGGAGATCGTGAAGTGAGAGAATTAGAGTCTAGAATGATGACAGATTATTCCCTTCCACCAATGGATATGATCGGATAAGATGCCTACCAGTCCTTATTTTCCAAGTTACTACGGCGGTACTACTGGCGAGCAAGGTCTCGTCCAGGATCTTGTGGACGAGCAGATTAAACTGTTCGGCACAGATATCTATTACATGCCAAGAACCATCCTGAGAGATAATACTCTAGATGATATTGTCTACAACAAATATCTAGAGCAATTTCAGATTGAGATGATCCTTCAGAATGTTGAGGGATTTGGATCTCCATCTGAGTTCATTAGCAAGTTTGGTTTGAGGATTACTGATGAAGTAAGATTCTCTGTATCTCAAAGACGTTGGGATGAAGAAGTAACGGAACACAATCCTACATTGACTGTAGATGGTAGACCTAATGAAGGTGACCTGCTATACTTCCCACTAACTAAAGATCTTTATGAAATCAAGTTTGTCGAACGAGAAGATCCTTTCTATCAGTTAGGCAAAATTTATTACTATACAATGACGGCAGAGATCTATGAATATGGCAGTGATGACATTTCTACGGGAGTTTCCGAGATCGATGAAATCGAGACTCTGTTTAGCAGTGCTATTGCTCTTACACTTTCTGTTGGCGGCACAGGAGACTTCACGATTGGAGAGACAGTTACAGGCAGCACAACAGGAGTTGAGGCAGAAGTCAAGTCTTGGGATAACTCCACAAGAGTTCTCCAAGTCATTAACAGAAAAGGAACCTTTGCCACTGGCGAAGCGATAACTGGAAATGATAGTAGTGCTGTTTGGGTTGTAGGTACATTCGACACTCTAAATAATACGAACAGCGAGTATGATCAAAATAGAGTCATTGAAACCGCTGCAGACAACATCATTGATTGGACTGAGGGCAACCCGTTCGGGGAGGCAGGTAATTTCACAGGTAGTATCTAATGTTAGGGTCACACTTTTATAACGAAATTATTCGTAGAAATATCATCGGGTTTGGAACCCTCTTCAACAACATTGAGTTGAAGAAGAAGGATCCTAGTTCTGGCGATGTTCTTGAGGTGGAAAAAGTTCCCCTAGCATATGGTCCTAAGAATAAATTTCTAGCACGTCTAGAACAGAACCCAGATGTAGGTCGTAAGATTGCGATCACTCTTCCACGTCTCTACTTTGAGATGACTGGTATTTCATATGATTCCCAGAGGAAGACATCTCCTATTCAAAAGTATAGAACTATTATACAGGACGATGGCACAGAAGTTAAGGAGCAATATGTTCCTGTGCCATATAACATTGAGTTTGAACTTGGCATCATTGCTAAGTCACAGGATGATGGTCTGCAAATTATTGAACAGATTCTACCATACTTTCAACCATCTTTTAGTATCACTCTCAACATGATTCCTGACATGGATGAGAAAAAAGATGTTGCTATTACATTGAATGGTATCAACTATGATGATGCCTGGGATGACAATTTCCTTGAGCGTAGATACATTACTTGGACACTATCATTTACCGCCAAGTCTTATGTCTATGGTCCATTTGATCAGGCAAGCGTTATCAAGAAGGCAATTGTATACGAAGGTATCAAGGCAGAAGTTCCACGAAGAACTACCAAGGTTACCTATACACCTAAGGCACTTGAAGATAAGAACAGCGATGGTGTCATCAATGAACTTGATGATGCTCTTCTAACTGGAGGAGACGACTTTGGATTTAATGAAGGCATTGAACTACTATGAGCAAGTTTGAAGATAACATGGAAGACATTTTCGATATCGAAGTTGAATCGACTGACATTGAACCATCAAAACCTAAACCTCCCAAGGAAGAGAAGGACGATCAGACAAAGGACTACGAGTTTACCCGTGGGTCTTTATACTCACTCATAGATAAGGGCAGAGAGGCGCTAGACGGCGCTCTAGAGGTGGCACAGGAGTCTGGGCACCCTAGAGCATATGAAGTCGCTGTGAACGCCATGAAGCAGGTAGCAGACGCCACTGATAAACTTCTAGATCTTCAGCAGAAGATGAAAAACCTTGAGGCACCTACCAAGCGAGAGACCAACAACACCACGAACAATCTATTTGTAGGTAGCACAGCAGACCTACAGAAAATGCTCAAGCAAATAAATAAGAAAGAAGAGTCTGGAGAGTCATGAACGTAATTAAACTTTTGGGTGAATCAACCCAACTTTCAGATACTCCAAATAATGTCGATTCTGGTGAGAGAGTTCTTTTACAGCACAATCACAATGGTGGTAGTGCTCATTTAGTTACTCTCAAGAATGCTGGTGGAGATGTTCTCGGCAGTGTTTTGGTAGCACCACACAGACCAATGGTTATTGATAAGGAACGTACCGACACATTAGAAGTTGGTAGCTCCGTTACCGATTTGTTTGCTTCATCTATCGCTCACATGGGGTAATAAATATGAAGTCATTTAAACAACTGCGTAGTGATATCACCGAAGCAGCCTGGACCCGAAAGGAAGGAAAGAAAAAGTCTGGAGGACTTAACGAGAAAGGACGCAAATCTTACGAAAGAGAGAATCCTGGATCAGACCTTAAAGCACCATCAAAGAAGGTTGGAAACCCCCGTAGGAAATCGTTCTGCGCTAGAATGAAAGGTATGAAAGCGAAGCTAACTTCTAAGAAGACTGCTCGCGATCCAGACTCAAGAATTAATAAATCATTACGTGCTTGGAATTGTTGATATGGCAAAATATGATGCTGATTGGTATAAGAAACTAGCAGAGGGACAGAAGAACTATCCTCTCCCTCTTTACGCTCCGTGGACTAAGGTATACGAGGGTAAGTTTAAAAATCAAGACAAGGACACAAATCGTAGCTAATTGTTACACCATTTTCTACTACATACCCTATAATAGATGTAGATGGATGTAACACATGTATGGTGCTTACTTAATCCTCATCTTTGTTCTCATCCTCTTCGCTGTAGGGGGAGTTGAGGCAACGATGAGGTTTTTTGCTTATGTCGATCTGCAACTACAATGGGCATGGGTTCAGTTCCGTATGGGACTTATGCGTAAGAAATTAAAGCGCCAACTTGATAAAGACCATGCAGAAATCGCCAAACTCATAAAGGAGATGTCCAAAGATGACCAACGATAAGGAACTGTCCGATCTGTCATTAAGCAGAAAAGAATGTCCGAAGTGTGGTGCTGTCTGGATCAATAACCAGCATTACTGGTCTGGCACAGGTGTTAAAGGAAATGAAAGAGATCTCGCTGGTCTTGTTTGCAACAAACTAGGCGATGACCAATGCATCAATCCCGAGAAAGGCGCTGAAGGTGGCGACAACTGGGAGAAGCGTCTCGAAGACCTCGAAAAATTTGCCGAGGAAAAAGAAGGTAAATGGTGGGACAAATAAATACTAGTGGTGAACTAGTTTTCTTATGGCATCCGATCAGATTTATCTTGGCAACCCGCTTCTAAAGAAAGCGAACGTTCAGATTGACTTTACAAAAGAACAGGTTGCAGAATTTATCAAGTGTAAAGAAGATCCCGTATACTTCACAAAGAACTATGTGAAGATCGTCTCACTTGACGAAGGTCTGGTGCCATTTAAAATGTGGGACTTTCAAGAGGAGTTAATCGAGAAGTTCCACCACAATAGATTCAACATTGCCAAGCTGCCTCGCCAGACTGGCAAATCTACTACTGTCGTTTCATACCTACTACACTATCTCATTTTTAATGACAACGTTAACGTAGGTATCCTGGCGAACAAAGCATCGACTGCTAGGGACCTTTTAGCAAGACTTGCAACAGCATATGAAAACTTGCCCAAATGGATCCAGCAAGGTGTGGTAGTATGGAACAAAGGAAACATCGAATTAGAAAATGGCAGTAAGATATTGGCAGCTTCTACGTCTGCAAGTGCTGTCCGAGGTATGTCGTTCAACATCATCTTTCTCGACGAGTTCGCGTTCGTCCCAAATCACATTGCTGACTCGTTCTTTGCCTCTGTTTATCCTACTATTACGTCTGGTAAAAGCACCAAGGTAATTATCATCTCTACCCCACAGGGTATGAACCACTTCTATAAGATGTGGACAGATGCAGTCAACGGCAGAAACGGATATACATTCCACGAAGTCCACTGGTCACAGGTTCCTGGTAGGGATGCTGACTGGAAAGAACAAACAATTAAGAACACAAGTGAACGTCAGTTCACACAAGAATTTGAATGTGAATTCTTAGGATCGGTTGACACTTTGATTGCTGCCTCTAAACTAAAGGCATTAGTATTTGAAGATCCAATCTCCCAGAATAAAGGACTTGACATTTATGAAAAACCAAAGGACAAGTCTGAATATCTTATTACTGTTGATGTTAGTAGGGGCGTTGGCGGAGACTATTCTGCTTTTATTGTTTTCGACATTACTACAGTTCCCTACCGCATAGTAGCAAAATATCGAAACAACGAAGTAAAACCAATGTTGTTTCCCAACATTATCAATGACGTTGCCCGAGCATTCAACAACGCTTGGGTACTCTGCGAAGTCAATGATATTGGGGATCAAGTAGCATCTATTCTAAACTTCGATCTTGAGTATCCCAACGTTCTTATGTGCGCCATGCGTGGACGTGCTGGTCAGATTGTTGGACAGGGATTCTCTGGTAACAAGACACAACTTGGTGTCAAGATGAGTGTGACAGTTAAGAAGGTGGGTTGTGCAAACCTCAAAACTATTGTAGAAGATGACAAACTCATCTTTAATGACTACGACATCATTAATGAGTTAACAACCTTCATTCAAAAGAAACAATCATTTGAAGCAGACGAGGGATTCCATGATGACCTTGTTATGTGTATGGTTATCTTTGCCTGGTTGGTTCAGCAAGATTACTTCAAAGAGATGACTGACAATGATATTCGTCAGCGTATCTATGATGAGCAGAAGAACCAGATTGAACAAGACATGGCACCATTCGGATTTATCACCACAGGTCTAGAAGGTGATGAAGGGTTTGTCACTGATGGTACTGTATGGTATGGAGATACCCAAGAAGAAGTTGGATATATGTGGGATTATCGCTAATGGATTTAGATGATCAATTCAAATTAGAACACTTATTTTTAAGGGAAAGGAAGTGTAGGACGTGTCATACTACAAAAAATCTTTTAGAAGATTATTATTTGATAAGAAGAACTAGGGGTGACTTGCCATCATCATATTCATATGAGTGCAAAGATTGCACCATAAATCGTGTCATGAATTCAAGAAAAAACGACACGCCTTCAAAAAATGACTATCCAGACTGGTAGTGTGTTCATGCATTGTTTCCCCACTCAAGCAGTCCAAAATAATAAATAATTTTAGATTAATACTGGACATACCAAGGAGAAAAACATGGCAAGTCAAGTCTCGCCTGGAATTTTAATTAAGGAGCGTGACCTTACTAATGCTGTCGTGACAGGTGCGTTGGCTATTAGAGCTGCACACACCTCATCTTTTCGTAAGGGACCAATCGGTGATATCGTAAATATCAATACTCAAAAAGAACTCATCTCTGTTTTCGGTGCTCCCGCAGACGAGAATGCAGAAGACTGGATGGTAGCATCTGAGTTTCTGAACTACGGCGGCAGACTCGCTGTTGTTCGTGCAGAAAGCGCAGGTCTACTAAACGCTGCTGCTGATGGCGCTGGCGTCCTCATCAAGAATGATGACGATTGGATGTCTGGAACAGGAGTTGCTAAGGTATTCGCTGCTAGATCTGCAGGAACCTGGGGCAATGGTCTCATGGCAGTCTTGGTTGATAGAGGTGCCGATTATCTCGTCACTCTAGCTTCTGCTCCTACCGACACTGCTGCTGGAACAACTCTAACATTTGCTAATGGTCATACTGCTAGTATTCTCTCGTATGACTCTGCTACTAACACTGCAACAGTAACTTCTAGCGATGCACTAACTTCTGCATCTGCTCTAACTTCTCCTGATCAGGGTGTAATTGCAACCTTCACCGACAATGGTACAATTGACGGCAGCAGAACTCCTAGCACAACAACTAATGGTGTTGCTGCTTCTGGTGGTACTGGAACTGGCGCAACCTTCGATGTTGTAACCGATGGTTCTGGTGTTCCCACCATTACCCTTGCTGCTGGTGGATCTGGATACAACGCAACTGAAACTCTAACCATTCTTGGTGCAGCTCTTGGCGGTGGTGCAGACATCACCATCACAGTTTCCACAATTGTTGATGACAGCATCAACGTTACCGAAGTTAAGGACTGGTTCCTCAACACCACAATCGGAAGCACTGGTCTAAAACTATCTGCTATCGGTCCTCGTCCTGGCACTTCCCAGTTCGCTGCAGATAACGGCATCCAGCATGACCAAGTTCACTTCGCAGTTATCGACACCACTGGTGATCTAACTGGTGCTGCTAACACCATCGTGGAGAGATTCACTTATCTCTCCAAACTAACCGATGGTAAGAGCGAAGAAAACGCTAACATTTACTACAAGTCTGTTATTAACGAACAGTCTGCATACCTCTTCCACGGCGCTGCTGCATCTGTTCAGGTTGCTGCATCTGGTGAAGCATGGGGACAAAGCGTTGCTGAAGTCAAAGGAGATGCAGGCACTGCATTCGCAAGATCCACTGGTTACTGGCAAGCACTAAGTGGTGGTGTTGATGGTTATTCCTACACCTCTGGCGAATTCGCTGCAGGCATGGATCTCTTTATTGACACAGAAGAAACCGAAATCGATTTCGTCCTTATGGGCGGTTCGATGGCAACCGAGACTGATACTAAAGCAAAAGCAGTAAAAGTAATTGCAGTTGCTGATGGTAGAAAGGATGCAATTGCATTTGTTTCTCCACACAAAGCAAATCAAATCGCAGCATCTGGTGGCGCACTAACCAGCACCCAGCAAAGAGAGAACACTCTTGCGTTCTTCAGCGATATTGCTTCTAGTTCTTATGCTGTTCTCGATAGTGGTTATAAGTATGCTTATGATCGCTTCAACGATAAGTATCGCTACATTCCTTGCAACGGCGACGTTGCTGGTCTCTGTGTTCAGACTTCTTCCATCCAGGAAGACTGGTATTCTCCTGCAGGTCTGAATCGTGGTGGTATCCTGAACGCTGTCAAACTTGCTTACAATCCTAACAAGGCAGACAGAGACGAGTTGTATCAAGCACGCATCAATCCAATCACTTCCCTCAAGGGACAAGGTATTGTTCTCTTCGGTGACAAGACTGCACTATCTGCACCTTCTGCATTCGATCGTATCAACGTTCGTCGTCTCTTCCTCAATCTTGAGAAGAGAGCTCGCAGACTGGCAGAAGGCGTTCTCTTTGAGCAGAACGATGCAACCACAAGATCTGGTTTCGCTACCGCTCTCAACTCTTACCTCTCCGAGGTTCAAGCACGTAGAGGCGTCACCGATTACCTCGTAGTTTGCGACGAGTCAAACAACACTCCTGACGTTATTGATCGCAACGAATTCGTTGCTGAGGTTTATGTAAAACCAACACGCTCGATTAACTATATCACAGTTACATTCACCGCAACTAAGACTGGAGTTAGCTTCAGTGAAGTTGTAGGTCGCTGATTTTAAAGTTCCATAACAAACATCAAACGAGGTTAAAAGAAAACAATGGCAACTAAGTTAAGCAACTTTATCGGTGATATCGGTCAAGGCGTTAAGCCTAATATGTTTATGGTTGATATCACATTCCCCGATTCGACCGCAGATTCTGAAAAGGATATGGTCAACCTGCTATGCAAGTCGGCAGCACTTCCTGCATCCAACCTGGGTGTAATCGAAGTTCCTTTCCGTGGTAGAACAGTTAAGATCGCTGGTGATCGCACCTTCGATACATGGACTGCAACCTTCTTCAACGATAAGGAAATGAAGATCCGTGCATACTTCGAGCAGTGGTTGGCGTCGATGAATACACATGAGGGCAACACTGCTCCTCTGTTTACACCAAGTGAGACTGATGGTTACACTAGAACCATGAGGGTCAAGCAACTGGAGAAGAATGGTTCTGCGGATGGCGAAGTTCTACGTCAGTATGAAATGTACTTTGCATTCCCAACCAACGTTTCTCAGATCGATCTTGCTTATGACAGCAACGATCAGATCGAAGAGTTCACAGTTGAATTCCAGTATTCCTACTGGAAGGCAGTTTCTGGAACATCACAGACAGGCGTCAGTGGCGTCAAGTCTGGCATTGGCGATCAGCGTCTAGTTGAAGGTTGATAAATAGTTCTAGGAATAGATCTGTTTTCGACTGATGAGTCAACTATTTGGTTTTATTATTAATAAGAAGGAGGGTCAGAAGGGTCAGTCCCCTGTCCCTCCTAACAATGAGGCATCCGTCAGCACTGTTGCTGGCGGATATTTTGGTACATACGTTGATACGTCTGGTGGACAAAATTCAAGAAACGAGTACGAACTCATTCGCAGATATCGTGACATGTCCCTTCATCCCGAAGTGGATACTGCCATCGATGAAATTGTGAATGAGTTTGTTGTTAATGATGGTGATGACAAACCCGTAGAGGTTGACCTACAGAATCTAGAAGTAGGTGC